GTCCGCTGGCCCCCACGATGTCAAGCCCAAGACATACCCCCCGGGGGTACCGGGCATACGGGGAGGGGGTAGGGGTAGGCGGCATACCTGGAGGGGGTACCAGCCGTACCGGTGGGGGGTATGCAAGGAGGGTGATCAGTCCGTGACCAAACCGTGACCATGGTGCAATGGGTCAACGTGCCAGCGTGCCAGTGTAACACGGTAACATGGAGGGTACAGCAGCCACCAAACGCGAGGAGTCTGCCTACTGTGACCATGCCTTTGTCATACCTATGTCCACTCACCATGTCTTGAGGCGACCATGAATGTCTATGCAGTGCACAGCAATACAGTAGGGATCGGCTGTGCTCACAGTGGTATCAATGCGAGTGATGCAGTGCGTCAACACATTTCGCGATGCAGCACAAACACATACGATGCAGCACAACACATTACCCATGTCACACCACTACTCACCGAAAGGGCGTAATGCCATGTCCACCAACACCGTTGATACCGTAGCCCTCAACTCTGCCCGAATCATGTTGAGCGGTGCGATTATTCAACTTGCCGCACGCACCGTTGCCGAGACCGGTATCCGATACCAGGCCCAAGCCGACGCACCCAATGAGTATGACGCGCTACTCTCGGCGTACGCCACCGCACAGAACACCCGAATCCTGCCGGTGTGGAACGGCGCTAGCAACCATGCGCTGTACCTGTCACCGCACACCAACCACGCCTTCAGGTACTGGCACGACATGGGCCACGTACAGCACGGGATGTCTTTCACGTACACCGATGAGTACGACCTTCAATACCACTGGCACGCACCTGCCATCGCTGACATTGTCGGCTACGGTTCGCTTGCGTGGCAGTTGTATTGGGCAGACACCGTGGGACAGTTGGAGTACGCCAACGATCACCATGCGTTCCCGTCCAACCAACTGGCATTCGACGTTGCGTACGTGGAGGATTCGTACCGTGCGTTGCGAGGTGAGTTCTGATGTACAGCTACGGAATCACCTACCAGGAGCGCGAGGGTTCGCCGGTGGTGTCCACCATGGTTACCGCGTGCGGGCCTGTATCGGCTATCGAAACTCTCTACGCGCGCTACGACTACCACGACACCGAGATTCCGGAAATCATTGCGATTGTGAGGCTTTGAGATGGCATGGCATGTGGGGTGCGCGAGCCACAAGCTGTATCGGTGGTACATCGCAGACGATGAAGGCAATCTGCACAGGGACATGCGCGGGCGTGTCGTACGCTACGGCAGGCGTGCCACGGCAGAACAAATCTGCGACCTGAAAAATGGTGTGCACAAACCGAATTCGTTCTACAACCGAGAGTACGGAGACTCGTAATGGATATGTTGGAGATGATCATTCGCTATGAGAGCGGCGAGCTGACAGAGGAGCAGACAGTAGAAATGTTCCAAGCGTTAATCGACTCCGGTCGGGCATGGCAGCTCCAAGGGCACTACGGACGCACAGCGAATCGAATGATCCGGCACGGACTCTGCCACGCGAAGGGCGAAAAGTGATGCGTACCAACAACATTCTGAAGCTGTACCGTTCGGCCACCGTGGGAGAGCTGTACAACGGTGAGCACTGGTACGACGAGGCGCGTTATTTCTGCGCAGGCGTGGCAGTGGAGCACGGTCTAGAACTGGGCAACGTGGTGTGCGCGCTGGCGCATCTGTCTCCGCGTGTCACCTGGGCACAGAACAAGCGCAAGCTCATTCAAGTGATCACGCTGGGAGACACGTACGGCATCCGTTCGCACGTGAGCAAGGCTCGAGAATCGCTTTACAGCGCAACGCCTTTCGACACGTTCGGCGAAAAGGCTTACAAGACAAGCCGATTCGCCCGCAACATCATCGGTGATTACCAGCCTGTCACTGTCGACACGTGGGCAGCTAAGGCAGCGACCGGCCGCGTGGTGAAGGACATCAGCAAAGGGTTGTATCTCGAACTGGAGGACACCTACCAGCGAGCGGCCAAATCAGTAGGCACGACACCAGCACAGCTACAGGCCGTCGTGTGGTGCGTTATCCGTGGAAAGGCGGACTAACAATGGATGGGCTACTTACGGTCATCGCGCTACTACTGGTCATGACATGGTTCGTTGCGTTCGGCGTACTTCTCATGATCGCAGCCGCATACGTATGGGGGGCGCAGTTCACATCTGATGTATGGTGGGTAATCGGAATAGCCGGAACGATTTTCGCGGTAGGCGCAATCATCGGACTATTGGCAGCAGAGGACTAGCAATGAGCAGCAACGTGATTCAACTACCAGCGACCAAGCCGACCGTACGCGACATGACGCGCGAGACACTGGATGCGGTGCAGGCGGAGTTCGATAAGTACATCGTGTTTCCCAGCGACGAAGCGCGTGATGCGGTGGTGCTCTGGGCAATGCACGCGCATATCTTCCGTGCGTTCGATGCCACACCACGACTGTCCATCCGTTCGCGCGAGCCTGGCAGCGGTAAGTCACGCGTACTGGATGTGCTCGAACACCTGGTGCCTAATCCGATGAACGCTGCCTACATCACGCCGGGTGTCATGTGGCGCAAAATCGAACACGGCAATCCCACAATGCTGTTGGACGAGGTGGACACGATTTTCGGTGCGTCGGGCAGTTCGTCCAGTCATCGTGAGCTACGCGGATTGATCAACGCTGGGCATCGCTCAAATGGCAAGGTGCCGAGATGTGTTGGCGCTGAGGGTGTTCACGAGTTCCACGTGTTCGCGCCAGTGGCTATGGCTGGTATCGGTCGGCTACCGGAAACCATCGCTACGCGGTCCGTCGAAATCGTGATGCGCCGTCGGCAGCCTGGTGACCGCGAGACTCGGCCGTTCCGAATCCGTTGTGCCATCGACGATTTGCGCAATGCGAAGAAGCAGATGGAAGAGTGGAGCAAGGCAGCCTTCTCGCCGCTCACCATGATGTTTCCGGAGCTACCGGTGAGCGAGCGCGCTGCCGATGTGTGGGAGCCACTGATCTGCATCGGTGTCATGGCCGGTGACGAGTGGGAGGAGCGAGCGCGCAAGGCATGCATCACACTCACGCGAGAGGCGGCCGAAAAGCCTCCCACGTTGGCTGTACAGCTGCTATCGGACATTCGCGAGGCATTCGGGCCAGACGACGTGTTGGAGAGCGGAGAGCTGGCAGACAGGCTGTATCAGCTGGAGGGTGGCCGGTACGTAAAGGGTCTGTTCGGTACGCGGGATATCGCACGCATGGTGAAGGACTACGGCATCGCGTCGAAAACCGTTCGCGTGCAAGGCAATCCGGTGCGTGGGTATCGGCGCGAGTACTTCGAGGCAGCATGGGAGGCACACCTGTAACTGTTACCGTGTTGCAACCTTGGTACAGGGCGGATTCACTGGTAATTCGCCCTGGTCAAGCGTAGTTTTGTCTTTGTTGGAGGAGCCGATAGGCCAGGGTCGCGCACGTGGAGGCACCCGCTATCCAGACTCTCACAAGTGGCACGGAACCTAGCAACTACGCTGCGATGACAGTTCCGAGTATCCGGCCGATTCGGTCGTACGAGCGTCGTAGCTCACCGGATACACCAATGAAGCAACCACCTACTGAGAGGCGAAGCAAATGATCATCTTGTCGGTTATCGCATGGCTCACAATCATGGCGCTCTTCGCTGGCGCTATCAAGCTCGACCGAAAGGCAGCACGATGACATACGCGCAATGGATGGCAGAGTTCGAATCCTGGTCCAAAATCGACTTTTTCAATATCTACCAGTCGGCCATGAAAGAAAGTGTGGAGGATTACCTGGCACACTCACCGGAATTCCGGCACGCACTCAACGACTATGCAGTGAAATTGGGGTGGTAACAATGAACGGCGCACATACCGACCGCGAGCGGCTCAACTTCCAAGCGACGCTACGGGAGCTCGATACGGCGGAATTGCGGGATGCGCTCACCAACACGCGCAAGCTGCTCAACACCAATCGAGCGGCCAAATGCAGCGCGCTCACAGAGGCGTACTTGATCGAAGACATGCAGGACATCTCGGCGGAACTCAAGAGGAGGCAGCAAGGGCAGACATCGGAGACAGTCAAGGCGATTCAAGAAATGCTCGAGTCGAACCCTTGGCACTAATTCGGGCCGGTATCAATGGCGCTACCGGAAAGGACAATGAAGTCCGTCGAATTGTTTTTGTTTCGCTTATCCTTTCAATGGCGCAAGGGTAAGCGGAATTGATTCAATTCGGAATTCAAGAAAGGAAAGGCGAAATGATCATCCAGCAAAAAATGGCGGAATTCCACAACGCTCGTGCCATCGCGTGCGATATGACTCCGCAGACCTTTACCGCATTCAAGGGTGTGTTGCCCTTCAGCACGGAAAACTTTTTCAAGGATTACGACGCCGCGTTTTTCTCGCGCGACTACCTGTCTACTTCGTTCCTGGCGCGTATCGAGCACTACGGTTCGCTCGCCATGCCCAACGACGTCGGCGCGTACGCACACGCTGAAGAACTCGCCGCCGACGCGACCGCGCTGGATTACGGCTACTTGGAGTCGTATCGGTCGCCGTTTTCGAAGTACCTCGACTAGGAAGGCTCGGACATGATCTACACAACCGACGGCGCGGTGCTCCGATTGGTGGAGCGCGGCTACTCTTGGCATATCGCCTCTCTCATGGTTGCTGCCATGCAGTCGGGCGGCATCCAACTGACAATCGACAATGTGGAGGCGGCGCGATGAACAACTACTGCATGTGTGAAGACGAGAGCACCACTTGCGCGTCACCGATGTGCCGTAACCGAGTGGTGGAGCTGTACTCGAATGAAGACGGACTGTTCGAGAAGGCCACCGACGAACCTGTCGCGTGCGCGTGGTATGCCCTCTGCCGAAACCAGGCGACCCACCTACGCTCGCACCCGGTCTTGGTACAGGTCCCGTGCTGCGACCGATGCGGCCGGAAGGATCGCCTACTCAGGGCAGAGGCAGGGAAGGGGGAGCGGGAGGTAACACGGTAACGGCGTAACACTTCGGCCCGGACTGGTAGGGGATGCCAGTTCGGGCCGATTTCCGTTTGTCAAGAGCTGTTACCGAATCGTTATCAAATCGTTATCGGTTCGTTATGTTACCGAATCGTTATCAAATCGTTATCAAACCGTGACCTTTTCGTTATGTCCGATTTGTCCGATTCCGGTGCCCGCCGACCCGAGCCGGGCCCAGCGCTCGCTATTTTTTGCGCCAATAAATGGGGGTAGGCGCTCGTTATATATTGCGCCAAGAAATGCCGCGCTCGAAATATATTGAGCAAAGAAATGCGGCAAGACCCTGACAAGTCATCTCGTTACGCGACGGCCAGAAATCCACAGTCATCAGGTCCATGTCCAAACCTGGGAATCAAAACCGTGCGGTGCCTGGATGTAGTGGATCCAGTGGCGGTGCACCGGGGCCTAGGTCACGGCCTGTGGATGGCCACGAGATGAAGTTGTCAGGGCCTCGCCCTGTGGGGTCTCCTTCAGACCATCACGGGATCCAGTGTACACGATCGGATTTGGGCGTAACGATTAAGGGAACGCGCCCGATAGCCGGAGAGCATCAAGGTAAACTTGGGGCCAACGCGACGTAAACGGAGGTAGAGGCGGTGCTCGGATGGTTGCTCACGATCGAGGGCAGGGCGGTGCGGTGTGACGTGCCGGACATCGGTGATGCAGTCGAGTGTGGGCTGAGATCCGACCTCATCGACTACACGAACATAGGGCCGGGGGTGGACGTATGGCGCGATCTGACGGCCTCGGTCACCGGCAAGCCACTCAATGCCGCAGCGATAGGTCTCGTCGACTACATGCTCGATCAGACGGCCGCAATGCTGCCCAGGATCCACGGCAACGCGTTCATCTGCTCTCACGACGAGTGGGGCCAGCCGGTGGGCATCGGGCCGGAGGGTTGGGCGACACTGTGCAAATTTTTCCCCCAGCTTGACCAGAAATTGTCCGAGGAATGTGACTGAAAAAATCTCGGTCCGGCAAATCGAAAAATCCTGGAAGGGTACCCCCCAAAATTTCTCGGTCCCGAAAATCGAAAAATCCTGGAAGGGTACCCCCCAAATTTTCTACACCTTGGCCACGTAGAACTTGGTGCCGTCGTAGCCCTGGTTGAGCTGGTACATGTACTGCCAGAACTTGGCGGTGATCCACCAGCGGTAGTGCTCATCGTATAGCGTCTTGTTCCACGCCCACTCGGAGGCGGCGACTCTATACATCAGGACTTCTCTCGTGCCAGCCGGTAGAACGTGCGCCACATGTGCTTGGTCCCATCGTCCATGGTGTCCCAGTTCAGATGGAACCCGGCCTGGGCCCGCAGTGCGGCGATATCGTGGTCCTCACGGATACGCTTGCGCTCGTCCTTGTAGCTCGCCAGCGCGATGGCCAACATGCCCACAGACTCGGTGCTGCGTCCCCGGATGTCGGCGAGGATGGTATCGATCGCGGTGTCGACCTTCTCGTCTCGGTATGCGGTCACTTCTTGCCCTCCAGGTGCTCGCGGGCGGCCTTGGCCAGGTTCAGCCAGATCTCTTGCTTCCAGGGCTCGTGTCCGACCACGTAGGTGTCATAGCCTCCCGAGGCGGTGTAGAGAGCCCTGGCCAGTGAGAGGTTGCGCTGGTTCTCGGCCTTCTGCTTCTCCTCGCGCTGCCACGCCTTGACGCCCTTGTAGAAGCGCACGAGGTTCTGGCTCTCTCGAATGTTGTCCTCGGCCTCCTTGATCCAGCGATCGAGGCACTTCAGCCCGTCCGCCCAGACCTCACGGTACTCCGAGCCGACGTGGGTGCCGTAGTTCTTGATCTCGAATGTCTCGGCGGTGCCGTCCGCATTGTTGACGGTGTGCTTGGCCATCTCAGTTCTCCTTGTGCAGTGTAAGGATGTCGGACATCAGGTAGGTGTGCTCATGTCCCTTGCCGCAGTTGGGATCTGTGCACTTGATCTTGCCCCGGCGGTGCCAGGACTTGACGGTGTTGGTGTTGACCTTGCGGCCCCAGATCTCCCCCAGCTTCTGCGCCTGCTTGATGGTGACGTGCTGGGAGCCGCCCTCGATGCGCATGCGCCGACGTGTCTTGGCCGGATCGAACTCGGAGCCACACTTCGGGCAGGTGATGATCGAGGACTGCTTGGGGTATGCGCTGATGTCCTGGCCGCACTCGCACACACCGATGTGGATCTTGTCCTGCTTGCGATCACAGACACGCATGGCGCGGTGCAGGGCGTGGTCCAGGTCGGCTAGGATCTGCGGGCCCTGTGGGCTTCGTCCCAGATAAACGTAGTACATTCGAAACCACGCGAGGAGGATTCGGATTCGGTCTTCGATCGTGCGGCCCTGAAGATACGCATGCGCGTTGGCTTCTGTGTTCTCCGCAAAGATACGAGCCAGGACTGTTTCGAGATGGTCCCGTGCGCGCGAAGCCTCGTAATCGAAAGCCAGTCTCGACTCATCTGAACTTCCAGCACCCACAGAAGGCGCACCCTTAACCTGACGGGTGATCTGGGTTTCGAGTTCATCGCTGTACTCCTTCAGGTCCTTGACGATCTGACCGAGGATCTTGACACAGTCGAAGCACAGCGGGAAATCGTCAACAGTGTTGTGGCACTCGGTCTTCCGCAGACTGTTGACGATCCGCCGACATTGGTTCACTCACATACCTCCGGGCGGCTGGTTGCGGGTGGCGATGCTGGCGGCGATCATGTTGTTGATGAGGATGATCGCCTGCTCCTCGGTGAATCCCGCGCCGACGAGACTGCGGAAGAACTCGTGGAGGCCGACGGCAGCGCCCTGCATCTGGGTGAACATGCCGTCGAGCGGGTTGTGGGGCTGGCTCATGAGATTTCCTCTGTTCTGGTTCGAATTGCTCTGACGTTGCGGATGGTTGCGATCGGCTGGGTGTAGTCCAGTTCTTCGCTCTCCACTCCCTTGGGGAAGATCTCGACTACTGCGGTGGGGTGCTCCAGCGGGAACTCGTCGCTGCGCCGGATCCGCAGATTGTGTACCTCGGGGAACTCGATGTCGCCGATCCGCACGCGCTTGACCTTGGTGTTCTGCCACCGCAGTGGGGCGTCCGGGCCGTGGATCGTGCGGATGAAGGTCGTGATCTCTACTGTCGGTGCCACATACGCAGAATCGCTCCACCGGCCACGGCCACAAACGCCACATTCCAGATCATGATCAAGAGCGGATGGCCAGGAACCCAGGGAGCCGTGATACCCAGCGCCAGCGACAGTACCAAGAGGGAGACCAGTCCCTGACGAGACAGTAAGTGGTGCTTCATCGGCCGGTGCTCCCGTGTCCCTTTGCGCCTCTGTCGGTTTCGAAGAAGTGGTCGACGTCGGAGCTGGATGGGAAGATCTGGAGGCTCGGAAGAAGGATCGGAACCACGAGAAGCTGGGCAATGCGCTCTCCGTATTCGATGGTTTGGTAGTGCTGGGACAGGTTGACCAGGTTGACGAAGATCTCGCCGGTGTAGCCCTGGTCCACGATGCCGGGGGCGTTGAGGACCGTGAGACCGTTCGCATGCGCCAGGCCACTACGCGGGCATACGAGCCCCACTGTGCCCTTCGGCAGGCGAACCCTGATACCTGTGCTGATCAGGTTGCGCGCGCCCGGCAGAAACGCGATCGGCCCCTCGGCCGAGTACAGATCCAGTCCGGCGTCGGTGGGGTGTGCGCGCTTCGGATCCGGCAGGCCATCGTCGAGCTTCTGGATGATCAAAGCTCCTCCATTCCAATGTATTCGGCCAGGCTCTCGAACCGCTCGTTGCACATCCCACAGATGACGCACTGGAACCTGGCCAGTATCTGGGTGGTGCGCGTGTGCAGCAGGTTCATGCAGCGTTCGCAGCGGAAGCCGTGACCGTGGTAGTGGTGGCCGTGGCCGTGTAGCCGTACGATGAAGCGGGCGTTCAGGGTACAGGGCTTGTTGTCGCACTTGATATCCCGGTTGGACTCCCACAGTGAGAAGTCCAGTGCGGCAGGGTTGTGCTTCTCTACCTCGTGCCCAGGATTATCAGGTCCACCAGTAGCCCCGCCAGCATTATCGTCGCCGCCAGGATCACTACCCACCAGAACCTCAGCTTCTCGTTCACCAGCTGTAGGAGGGGTGGACGATTTGTTCGACCTTGCGCGGTGCGTCGACATCGTTGGTGTCGCCCTTCCTGATCCACGGCACGCGCAGTGTGGTGAACCCTCGTCGGATGCTGGCGTTGGCGTAGCCCTTCTCGATCACCTCGGCCTCGGCCAGCGCCTCCAGCAGCTTCTTGTACACCGGCCAGGGCAGTTCCTTGTCCAGGTACAGATGGTAGTGGCCCGGCGTGCTGGATTCCACTGCGAACACAGGGAAGTCGATGTCCAGCAGGATCTTGTGCTTCTGCGCGTTCTTGCGCCAGCCCAGCTCCTTGTCCAGTGCCTTGCCGTCGCCGGTATCGACCACCGAGTTCACGACCTGCGCGGTGTGGGGATCGGTGACCTGGATGGCGTCGGACTCGTACTCCGGATCACCGTCCTTCACCAGCTTGCCGAACGCCAGGTTGTGAACGATATCGAGCCAGCGCAGGTGCTGATGCTCACTCCACGTGTGGGGCAGCTTCGCCTTCAGTGCTTCGAGCATCTTCAGTTTCTCCCGTACCTCATTCAGCATGAACATTTTTCGCCTCCTCCATGAATGCTGCCACCTCTGCGGGGGCCAGGAACTCCAGCACCAGTCGGGGCTTCTTGCCTTCCTCGCGCTCCCAGCGGTATCCCTTGAGGAAGACGGCGCGGTTGTCGATCAGATGGTCGATCTCATCCACCACATCGGCGCAGGGGTTTTTGAGTGTGACCACGTTAGCCATGATGTTTCTCCTCGAATGTCGAATACAGGTCGGCCCAGGCGTGCAGGCAGCCCAGACGGCAGAAGTAGTAGTTCTCTCCGTCCTCGGCGGCCAGCGCGTTCCAGGGGTACTCGACGTCCTCACGGATCCAGGTGCCGCAGCCGGGGCCGTCGCACGTAATGCCTTCCTGGCCCTTGAAACTCACCAGAGCCGCCCTTCCCGGTTGAAGATCACCATCTCGCCGTTCAGACCTCGTGCGCCGAATGGGGGATTGGGGTACTCCCTGCGCAGGCCGAGGTGCTCGTACATCTTGTACTTCAGTTCCTCGGTCACGGCATCCCAGGCGGGGTCGAAGTCGGCCTCCTTGTAGAACTCCGTCGACACCCCGGCCTGAGCCGTAAAGCGCTTGTGCGTAGGGGTTTCCACCTCGAACCGCATGATGTAGAGGTCGGGCGGCCGGAACATAGGGTTGTAGCTCACTCGAAGACTCCCCAGATGATCAGAGCGCAGACCAGGAGAGCCACAATCACGATCCAGAAGGTCACTTGATGTGCTCCGAGCCCTCGATGATCAGGAAGCCACCACCGGCCAGCGCGGCGATAGCGATGAAGATGTAGATGAACCACACGAATCCGGCGGGGGTGTGGGTCGTGGTGTGGCCCCAGATGTCGGTCTGCTGTACACGCGCCGGGATGCTGATCAGGAAGGTGACCAGCGCCAGCAGCAGGGATGAGACGGTGGTGATGAGCAGGGCTCGCTTGGTTGCTACGTTGCGAAACATGTTGTCTTCCTTCAGGTGTTCGGGTATGGGTCGTAGTTGCAGTAGTCCCTTGGTGGGCCCGCAGGATTCGTTCCAGGGGTCAGGCCGCGACCAGTTGTTCCTTCCAGCGCTCGGCCCATTCGCTGGGACTGTGTTCTCCCTTATCGTGCGCTGGAAGTCCACAGCTGCGGGATGCATTGCAAGCGTAAAGGCTTCCCCACGTACGTCCCCCGACTTCGCCACTCGCACTGACGTTGACGCCTCGGAATTCGGTACCGATAAGCCGAGCCACGTCTGCTGCCGCGTACTCCGCGAACTCCTCGGGTAGTGACAGGAGCACCTCGTCATGAATGACCAGTCGGAGGAAGGGGGTGTAGCCAGCATCGTGTAGCGCCAGCAGTCCTCGGCATGTGACATCTCGGGATGTAGACTGCACCATGTAGTTGAGGGCCGCGTAGGTTCTCCACGAGTCGACCGGTAGTACTCGTCCGGTAGGAGTCGTGACAAACCCCTGATCCTCTGCGAGTCGCTGGAGGTATCGTCCATATTTGATCATCTCCGGGTAGGTTTCGGCCAACGATTTAATCACTCGGCGTGCGACTTCTTCGCTGACATGAGCGTTGCGCATCAGCTTGGCGAAGCCGCCGCCGTACACCTTCAAGAAGTTGGCCATCTTGCCGACCTTGCGGGGTACGCCTGCGCCGTCGGCGGTGATCTGATGCAGGTCCAGATTCTCGGCGAACGCGCGGATCATGTTGGCGTCCTGGCTCAGTGCGGCAAGGACTCTCAGCTCTTGCGCATCGTAATCCACACTAGCGATACGATGGCCCCAGTCCGCCCGGAAGCACCGTCGGACCACCCAATCACTAGACGGTAGTGTCTGTGCCGGGATCCCCGTGATAGACATGCGGGCAGTACGAGCCTGAAGCGTGTTGAAGTTCGCGTGTACGCGCCCAGATTCGTCGGCTCCCTCGATGAACTTATCGACCCACGAAGTGCGCCACTTGCCGAAGCGCTTAGCCTCCGTAATCGATGTAGCAAGGTGAGCAATCGAACCAACAGCGGGCGTTTCTGAATCTCCCATAAGAGCTTCGAGTAGATCGCTGTTGACTTGCGGTGCACCGTTCTTCGTGTAAGTGAAATGAGGAAGTCCATTGCAGTCCTTTCCGGGACAGTCCTTGGGGCCGTGCATCCCCCACTCTTCGATCAGTTCCTCGACGATCTGCTTGGGGGAGTTGACGCTGGAGATGCCGAAGAACGCGTCGGCGTGGAACTCGGCTTCTTTCTGGTCCTTCTCGAACTTGGCGCTCAGTGCGCGGGAGTACTCCTCGTCACGCTCGAATCCCTGGCGCTGCATGTAGGAGCAGACCTCGGAGATCTTGTGCTCGTAGGGAATCAGGTTGCGGGAGACGCTGGGCACGAGGGGGTTGAGGATCTTGAACAGCCGGACCGCGAACACCGGATCCATGCCCGAGTACAGGTTGAACTCCGGATGGTCGACGTCGATGAGCGCGTAGATCTCGGCCTTCTTGACCTTGTACTCGCGGGCGAGCTTCAGCATCAGGGCCTTGACCTCCTGCGCTGCCTCCTTCGAGATGTACTTGGCGACAAGGATTTCCAGCTTACGGCCGAATGGTCCATCGGGGTGCGGGCGCTTGTACTCCTCCGGGGTGTCCTTGTTGAAGACGATCATGTTGTCGTCCTCACCGCGCGGTTCGATCAGGTGACTCAGGATCGCGGTGTCCTGGACCTTGGGCCACACCTCCTCCATCTTGAGGCCGAGATTACGGTCGAAGACCTGCAGATCGAAGCTGGCGTTGTGGAACACCAGGAACGGAATGCTCTTGATGGCCTTGACGGTTCGAGCGCGGAACTCCCCGGCATACTGGTTGCCCTTGTAGTCCTCGACCGGGATGCACCAGCCTGTGTAGGCGTCACCGAACTGGACCATGCGGAGACGGTCTTTGCCGTAGGTCTCCAGGCCCTCGGTTTCGGAGTCACAGCCTATGGGGCCCTTGGTCATCGCATCGTGGAGCCAGTTCTCGAAGACGTCGAAGTCCTCGGGGGTCTCCACGCTGAAGATGCTGCAGGGCTCACCGTTCAGGCGGTACTGCTGGATCTTCATGCGTCCGAGATCTCCTCGAATTGGGCCAGGTGGATCATTGCTTTGAGTTCGGTGGCGGACTGGGTGACGGCGAGCAGGGTGCCTTCGGGCTGGATCGATCCGGGGCAAAGCTTCACTACGGCAACGTGATTGTCGTCGATCTCGCGCTCGGGGTCGTCGAAGAAGCAGACGATGTGCGCCGGGTTGACCCAGAGCGTGAAGCCTTCGGCCATGTCGAGACGGATCATGTGGTTCCTCTGCGGTAGTAGCGATCCCCCTGGCCCGTCATGACCTTGACCAGCTCGCCGGACTCCCGCTTGTGGACGATGAAGGCCAGTACCTCGGCGGTCATGTCGGGGGTAAGGCCCTCGGAGAGCTTGTGGATCAGTTCCGAGCGCGCGTACTCCACGCCGTAGGGCATGTCCTGGAAGTTGGTGGCGATCTGCGCGATGGGGCTCACCGGATCACCCTCAGCTCCCAGGCCCGGAACCAGGTCTTGTCCGTGGTGTGGTAGCGGCCGTCCTCGTCGGGGGTGAGCCTGCCGAATGCGACGGCGTACTCGGTCGGGCCCTTGCCTGCGCGGTTGATCTCCACGACGGTGGCGGTCTTGCCGCGATTGCGGGCCCAGGATCCCCGGACGGGGTACTTCGTCTCGTCGCGCTCCAGGCGGACCTTGTTGCCGACTTTGGGCATCATGCGATTGTCTCCTCGATCGTGAATAGGCTCTGTGCTGTCTGTGTGGCCCGCTGACGCGTTTTCAGGCCCCTGGTGTACCTCCGGGCACCCCCGATGGCTCTGAAGGCGTCTACGCGGCTGTAGCGGTTATCCCACCCGAGGAGCAGATGCAGGGTGGTTGAGGCTACAAGCAGGACCACCATCCAGGGGTGCTTGCGCAGGGCGCGGTGGCAGGCGTCGGTCAGGGTCTCGTCTTCGGGGGCTGCGAGGTCGAACACCAGGATCAGCGCGGCGACGGCAGCCCAGCCCCATGCGCCCCTCACTGGTCGACCTCGCCGATGAACTCGTCGCCGGGGAACTGCTCGCGGTAGTGCATGCCGTCCCAGACGTTGCTCGGGAACACCAGGTCGCCGGGGCGCATCCCTGTGACGTCGACACCGAGGTCGGCCAGTCGTTGCTCACGCTCTTCGACGAGGATCATCTTCTGGTAGGGCGGGTCGGTGAGGTATTCGTATATGGCCAAAGCGATTTGGGGGTTGTCGCGGATGACGCGGCCGAGGATCTGGTTGCAGAGGTTGCAGAGCAGGCCACGAACTCCCTTGCCGCAGCTGGTGGTTCCCTTGCAGTCGTCGCAGTGCTTGTGGTCGTGGTCGACGGCGAGGTTGCGGGTCTTGCCGGTCGCACGCTTGCAGATGGCACATCGGCCGCCCTGGAACTCCTTGAGCTTGTCGTAGTGCCCGGCCGGGAGGTTGTAGGTCTTCTCGACGTGGGACTGGTGCGCGGAGCGCCGGGCTGCGTTGCGTCGGGCGAGTGCGTGGGTCCGGCATCGGGGGCCTTGGTAGGGCGCGGGTCGATGGCAGAAGCCGAACTCGTCGAGACAGTCTTTGCAATTTTTCAGTGGTGGGTCATATACGACCTTGAGAGCTGCCATCAGAAGTCCGGCTCCTCGTTTTCGAATCGTGATTGAAGTAGAACACAGTTCCCGGTCGGGATCGAGTTACCACAAATATGGGTCCGCAGGATTATTCCGCCGAGGCCGGTGGGGCTGGTCTGGATCGCGTAGGTGTTGCGCCGCCAGAGAGTCCCGCAGGCGAGGAGAAATGTTTCACAGCCGGAGAGGGCCGAAAGCAATTCACCCCACGGAGTGAGCGGATATGGGTCGAGCTTTATGGGGAGCGCGTCGTAAATTCCACCGAGGATCGGGGCGAAGCACTCCCTGCACTGCGCCGGGCGGGGCTTGGTGCGCGAGCCGTACACAGTTGATCTTGGTTTGTGTTTGGGTGCGCGCGGCATGTGTTTGTACCAACCTTTGTGTTATATACCTTGTGCGTTGCCAACTACCACCCACCACCTCCTCCCCCCACCTGTGTTTACTAACACAAGGTGTGGGCGGAAGTCGTGAGCGGAAGTCGTCAAGTGTTGGCCGCCCGGCGGGGATGACCTACTTCCTCCACTTCCTCCCCGGGATGAGGATGAGGTCGTTCAGGGGAGCCTGATGTAGCGAGTCCGGCGTCCCTTGCCGACCTTCCGGAAGTACGGATCCTCACAATTGTGGGCGGCTCGCACCAAATGCCGGATGGTCGCCGGAACTAAATCCGTCTGCTCCTCGACCAGCATTACCAGCTCGTACATCTGCCACCTGCTGCCGGGCTCCAGGCGCTCGAAAACATCCAATCCTGCGGCCAATCTTGGGGCGGCCTCGTCGCCATTCTCGCGGATATACTCAATCATGTTCTGGCTCATTTTTCTCCAATCCCAGGATGGTCTCGTCGTCCTGCTGCTCGATATCTGCCAGCCTGCCGACGAAGGTCCACATCTTGGCCTTTCTCGGGCCCTCCCGCATGCTCACCAGTCGCTTGAATTCGAGGGTATTCAGAGCCTGCCGCAGGTCCTTTTCCTTGCCCTTCACTTCCTGCACGACGCGGTTGGTAGAGACCTCCTGCCCGGCCTGCTCCAGGTACTCCAACACGCGCTCCTCGACGGCCAGTTCCTCCCCGACACCGCTGGGGTCCTCGGCCACCTCCTTGGGCTCGAAGCGCATCGTGATGTGGACCGCCGGGGGCTCGGTGGCATCCACGAAGACGGTCGCCCAATAGTCCAGCTCGTAGGACCCCCGGCCGTTCGCGCCCTTGAATACCCGGAACTCCGAGTTCTCGCGCACGCCGCCCGGCCGGTCCTTGTTGATCGCCAGCCGCAGTCGACCCTTCTTTCCCCGGCCGAACTTGCGGACAGCCTGGACGCGGATCTGCACGCCCGTGATCATCTGGAGCTTGGCCTGCGCGCCGATCGCGTAGTTGTTGGTCTCGTCGGCATCCTTGGAGGTGTGGTCGATGACGATGACCGCCGCGCCGGATCGGGTCAGTGGTTCGAGCAGCAGCTGGAAGAACCGGATGTACTCGGTGTTGTCCTTCATCTCGTGGCCGTGCATCGCCATCACCGCACCCAGGCCGTCCACGATCACGACGGTAGGACGGTGAATGTCCAAGTTGGAGAACAACTCTCGAGCCGCCTCGGGGGTCAGCGCGCCTTTGGGATCCGAGTACAGGAAGTTCTCCCGGCCGATCTCCGGAGGCACGCCGAGGTAGCGCATGCGGCCGATGATGCCCTTGTCCGAGTCCTCGAAGTCCAGATACATCGCGGTGTTCCCGGCCATGATCTCCTGGGACACAACGTATTGCGCCACCCACGACTTGGCCGATTCCGGCGGGCCGACGAGGGCGCTGACCTTGCCCGGGTAGAACAGGCAGGCACCATCCTCACGGCGTCCGATCGTGGCCTGCTCCGGCTCGTAATCCTCCAGATCCCACAGCTGGTCGGTGTCCTTGATGCCCCACCAGGTCTGCGCGGCCTTGACCGCACCCTCACCCTCGGCCAGCGCGCGATCGTTCTCGTCGTAGCCGTCGCCGAAGATGAAGTCGTCGAGGTCGGCCTCGTGCAACTCTTCACTCGGAGTGTCCCCGAAGATCACGGCGTCGTCGTCGGCCTCCGAGAAGTTGATCTTGATAGGATTTTCTTCCTGGGGGGATTTTGAGACCGACACCTTCTCTGCCAGCATCGGGCCCATGATCGCTTCGAGCTGGCTGCCCTGCTTGATCGACTCGGACGGCGTGCTGGCGATCTTGTCGTGGATCCGGTTGCCGTACAGCATGCGATCCCACTCGGCCTGAGCTTCGGCTTCGCTGGCACGGTCGCAGATGGCGCAGACGAAGATGGTCTCCAGCATCCCCATGGCCTCGGCCACGCCCGGCTCACCCTCATGGTTCAGCCGGAGCAGCCGACCGATGCCGCGCAGTGCCTCATCGTGACGGCCGCCGGTAGCGCTCAGGATCTCCTCGGTTGTCTTCTTCAGCGCCGCATCCACACGCTTGGAGCGGGGGCCGCCGGTAAGGCTAGCTACGACCTTCTGTGCGTCCTCGTGGGCGGTCAGTTCCTCCTCCGGTGGGCGGGACAGCGCGTCTACCCACTTCTCCGGCAGCCAGGGGATGGAGCCTACGAGAGGGTGGTCGGTGTAGTGCATCATGCCGTCGTGGTCGACCCAGCGGTAGCGCCGTCCGGTATCGGGGTGCACACTCGGCCACGCCATGACGTAGCGGTGGTGATACTGGCAGACCTCGATGCCGTCCAGCCGACCCTTATCCGGATGCTGGAAGGTGATCACCTGCTGCAGGAGAGTGCCCACCGGAACGCGATACAGCCGGATGCCGGAGATGCCGTCGAGCCTGGAGGTAGAGCGCACCGTCGGCGGGAGTTCACCCCACAGCTGTTCGGCGTAGGCCAGGCACTCGCGCCCCTTCTTCCCGTCGTAGGCGTCGACATCGATACCGACGATGAAGTTCGGCAGGCGCAGCGCGAGGTTGGCATCGACCGAATCGAAATGCAGGACGGCGGTCTCGGTCTCGGAGATCTTGACCTTGGCGTTGAACCCCTTCTCGATCCAGTGCTTGATCCGATCGCGGGACGGGTACTCGCCGTTGTATCCCGAGTAGCCGCCGGGCAGAGGAGCCTTGCGCCGGGGAGGAACAGGCAGCACACCCATCCAGCCCGCCGCAACGTAGTCGAGGGCGTCTGTGGCGTAGGACTTGTCAGTCGGCTTCGCTTCCAATGTCATCCGGCTCCCCTCCTTGCTCGCTGTAGTGTCCTGCGGCACTGCCTGCACTCTCGGTGCCCTGCCCCGTTGATGTACGTGTTCGCCTCTGTGAAGCGGTGGCCTCTGCTGCAGCGGAGTCTTCCTGCTGTTCCATGCCTTACTCGGTCCTCCACGTTCTGCTTGTGAGTGCCGTACTCCAGGTTGACCGCCCTGCAGTCAGCTCGAACACCATTCTTGTGCCGAACCTCTTGCCCCGCAGGCACTGGTCCTAGAAAGGCTGCTGCCACGAGCTGGTGCACTCTTCTCGTGCGGGTACGCCCGCCGTGGCAAAGCTTCACCTGGGGGTACCCTTTGTCGTTGGGATAGCTCTGGATGACCTTTCCAGGGAAGGGTCTTCGACTTCCATTAGGGTAGACAACCACCCGGTCCACGGATCTGACGCGCCCTAGGCTGCTGACCTCGTACACCCCCTCGTAGCTTGGCACCTGCCTCCACAGTTCAGTCACAGGGATCAGGCTCCCAGAGGGTGCGACGGGTCTCGGTCATTCCCCACATCCTCATTCTGTCTTCGTTCACCCCGTAGCCGTTCTCCAGCCAGACCACCGTCTCGTCGTAGGACATCCCGAACATGTTGCGCGCCAGGTCGAAGTCGTAGATCATGTCCAGGCGCAGCTGCTGCTCGGCGGTGGTCCGGCCGGTACGTTCCAGCTCCTCGGCCTCACGCTTGCAGGCCCGGCAGTCTCCGACCACCCACTTCTCCCCGCGCATGGTCTTCACGTCGAACCAGTCCGGAGACAGCGACCGTGAGCATCCCTTGCACCAGTACTTGGTATAGGGCATCAACTTCTTGGTGGCACGCTTGCCCTTCTTCGGGGGGTCGCAGTAGCCGCACACCGGCTGGACCTTGCGACGTCGTGCCGGGGGGAAGTCGGCGAGCGGTCGTTCCTGTCCGCAGTTGTGGCACAGTAGCTTCCGGGCCAGATGCTCTTCGCAGGACTTGCAGTACTTGCGCCGCATCCGGTTGACTCTGGTGCCGAAGTCGTTGCGCTCCTTGTTGATTCCGCAGCGAGGGCATCGGATCAGATCGCTGGGCATCGATTGCGTCTCCTAGTCTGCTGTCGTCGTGTGTTGCGACACGGTCTACAGACTCGGTGCCCTTTGCTATCTACATAGGAGTTGCTGTCAAACTCGTGACCGTGCTTGCAGTGTGTCTTCGATCGCTGTCTCTCGGCGACTGACTCGCTTGCCCGACCTCTGCGAACATTCTCGCGTTGACTCACGGGCTCCAGATGGGCGGGGTTCACGCATGCCCTACTGGAGCACAGTTCCTTTACGTGGTCCAGTACCAGTCCTACGGGCACCGTACCTACCAGGGCTTGGTACGAAACCCGATGTGCCAGTAAGTCTTTGCCACGGCTTCGTAGGTGCCCGTACCCGTCGCGCGTCCTGCAGCCTACCCAATTCCAGCAGCCGGTCTCCAGGTCCAGGCACACCTTGTCCCAGAATCGAGTCGGGAGAGCAGGATCGTCAATCAGATCTCCCATTCCTTTTTCTCCATTACCTTGCGCTGCTTCACCGCGTACTTGAACTCTGCCTCGGAGAACTTGGCCTTGGCCTTCTTCGGGGACTTCCATTTCTTTGCGGCCCTGCTGATCTCGTTCTGCACGTACCGGTCGTGGAGTTCCTTGGCTGCGGCCTGGCACTTGTCGATCACCTCGGGTGACATGTCCTGGCTCAGGAACTTGACCCGGCGTTCCATCTTGATCTTGGCTGTGCGCCGGTCGTAGTCCCACTTCATGGCTGCCTCCCACCCCGGAATCGGTGGCTTGCTGGGCATCCCGAGGATCTTCACGGCCAGCATGGCGTCGCGCAGCATCCTCATCTTCCCCTGCATCTGGAGGTGGGGCGGCAGGAACATCTCACGGCGGGCGATAGCTCTCTCGTTGCCTTCCTCACCCTCGACCGGAGACCATTCACTCACCGAGCCAGTCCTTCTCCTGCTGCGCCTCCTCGGCCGAGATCATCTGGGACAGCAGGTGACTCGCCTGCGACGGGCTGGCCGGTGTGCCGATCGGCTTGGTGGGTCCGGCGTTGTCCTTGGCCGACTGGATGTTGCCTCCGGGGGCCGCGACCGACTCGCTGGGCTGTTGCTGCTGCGTGGCGAGCTTGACGATGGTGTCCTTCAGCGTGCGGATCTCGTTCTCCAGCAGCTTCTTCTCGTGGCCCCCGTCGACCTCGGCCTGCTCCAGGTTGCGCCGGGCGGTGTGGACGTCGACCTCCAGGTTCCGGATGAACGCGACGTCCTCGTCCTGGCGCTCGTGCAGCCGCTGGATCTCTGCCTTCAGCTTCTCGATCTCTGCCTCGGCCGCTTCGAGTTCGTAGTTGTGGTGTGTCATGGCAGTGTGATTCCTTGTCTGCGATAGCAAATAGATGTGGGCTCGAATATCTGGGTGAAATACGCGTTGTCGGCGATTCCCGCACGCTCTCTCTGCAGGCGCATCTCGGACCGGAACTTCTCCAGCATCCGGTTGTTCGCCTGCTCGTCCTCCCAGCACGGTTTCTCGCACCCTCCGTGCCGGGAGTAGCTGAAGTACTCTCCCCGCTTGTCGGGGCAGGTGGCCATGTGGTCCTCGGTCGATACCTGCCCGCCGCACACGATGCACACCCGGAACCATGCGGGCCAGTCGGGGAAGGCTGTCCTACTCACTGCGGCCTGCCTCGACGGATCGTATGCTGAAGATGCGCTCCTCGATACGGTGCTTGGCCCTGGAGTATTCGCCGTTGATGATGTCCTCCAGCGCGGTGTAGACCATGTCGTGGTACGGCAGGTTCGGCAGGAGGAAGTCGCGAGTCAGTAGTTCCAGATGGAACCTTGCCTGCTTCGACACCACCGGGCCCACCGGCCAGAGGTCCAGGAAGTCATCGTCGTTCGCCCACTCCAGGTACTGCAGCGCCTTGGACAGGTCCTCGATCGGCTTGCCCTTGTCCTCGTGCCGCCAGACGTACTTGAAGGCGTTGCCCGCCGGGAATGTCAGCCAGCGCGCGAAGGCGATGCACTCGATCCCGAAGCGGCCCCTGCCATAGTGCGCCGGATGCTTTACCGGATCGCTCATCTCCACCACCGCTTCTGGGGCTGGGGCACGTAGGTCTCGTAGATGTCGAACTTGCTGCCCGTGTCACGGGAGACGCGGCGACACTGCTCCTGAATCTTGTGTGCGGACAGCTTCATCAGCACGCCGGGCTCAACCTTCAGCGTGATCTTCTTCTCTCCGGGGTACAGGTCGGCGGGGGTCTTGTGCTGCTCCCCTCCCAGGATCTCCAGACCGATGGCGCGCAGCTTCTCCTGCACCAGGTCCACCGGAGGGGCCAACTCCACCGACACGTCCTCGTTCAGGGTGTAGTGGTAGCTCAGCTGCAGCTCGTGGATGGCACCCCAGCTGGTTGTGTACTGGTATCCCTTGTCGCTCATTGCTTCTCCTTTCGACGTGCGCCGGGCAGGAATCGAACCTGCATCCTTCCGCTTAGGGGGCGGTGGCTCCTCCGTTGAGCTTCCGGCGCTGGCCCTCCCGAACGCCGTTGTCCAGGAGGGGTATTCAGTTAGATCAGCCGATCACGCCCACGGCCCAGAGGACCAGGAGGATGATCGCGAGGACAACGAGAGCCCAGACGACGTTCGGGTACATGTCAGATCACCCCCCAGCGAGCCTCGTTACCGGCCGGGCAAGCCAGTCCCTGCTGCTTCATCATCGCCAGCACGTTGTCCGGGTAGACCGGGAACTGGGGTGCCAGCGCCTGCTGCTGCTGCGGAGCCTGGGTGTGGATCTGGATGTTCTGGTCGGGCTGACTCACACCGCCGCCACCACCCTGGCCGTACTGCGGCTGCTGTGCCGGAGCCTGTACCTGCGGCTGTGCCGGTGCCGGGGTGGGCTGCTCGCCCGGGGCCCAGACCTCGACCTTGTAGTGCCGCTTCGGGGTGTCGAGATCCGGCAGCTGCTCCAGTTCGGACAGCGTGATCCGGAAGAACGACTCCTTCGGCAGGCCGCCCTGAATTCCCTGATCGCGCAGGGTATCCGCGAGCTTGGCCTTGGCATCACGCGGGAGAGCGTACTGCCGGACACCGTCGTCGTTCGGGTTCTCCGGATCGCGGAGCGCCGTGCGCAGGCTGAGGACCATCTCCTTGTTCGGACGAGCGGTGGGCTCCTCCAGCTTGAACTGCTCCTCGGTCTTGGTGGAGGTGCGCAGCTTCTGGCCTACCCAGTACTCGTACTCCACCGCGTCACCACGCTGGCGAGCCGACTCCGGCTGGTACTTCGTCTTGTGGCGGGCACGCTTGCGAACCACGTATCCCTCGAAGTACTGGCCGACGACAGGCTTCTTGCCGAACCCGATCCAAGGCGGACCGGACCGACCCATGAGCATGGCATCGAATTCCGCTTCGTCCGGATCGATGACATTGCCTTCGCCGTCATACTGTGTTCCCTGAACCATGTGGTTCCTTTCTGTGTTCCCTTGCAAGGGGTCTATTTACGGCCGTGCCCGTAGGTGGAGAGCGGGTTGTCAGAGCGGCCGTGGCCGTAGGTGTGGGTGCCGCTGACCTGAGTGATGTTGCCGGTGCGAGACTTGCGCACGGACTGCTTGGGCTTGCTGGAGATCCAAGCGATGATGCCCAGGGTGAAGAACCCCAAGACTCCCAGGATACCAGCTGCCACAGTCAATCCCGCCCAAATAACCAACAGCCAGACCAGGACTTCGAGAGCGGTATTCATGCTCACTTCTTTCTCTTGTTGAAGATCGCCGCGAAGACGATCGCGTTCTCGAACTCGTCGTAGGAGTATTTGTCCTTGGTCACCCACATGTGGGCTGCCGAGTTCCGTTCCTGGAGATGGACTTCCCACTTGCCGGGTGTGGTGTAGGACCAGCCTCCCATGTGGTGGACGATGTCAGCTCCCTTGCGCACCGCACAGCGTTGAAGTCGGAAGTCTCCCCAGCGAGGCATCCGGACAGCATCCTCGCGCCAGTGTGTGTTGTGGTTCATACCGCCCTCATCTTTCCATCACGGGACAGGAAATCCAGTGCGGGAGAAGGGAAATCCTCCGGAGTGTTGAAGTAGCAGGTCAGCAACCAGAACGGATGATCGCACAGCCCACGGTGGACCAGATCCCAGACGTATCGCCAGACTTCTAGCTCGAAAGCCTCACGCTCCTTCCGGAGTTTCCTTGAGCGCCACCAGTTCACCGGTCCAGGTCCTCCAGTTTCCGATACAGGCTTGCCATCTCGGTGTTGAGTTCCTGGATCCGAACCTCGATCTTCTCCCGGTCGTGGCTCTTGTCCTTGAGCACCTGATCGATCCGGGTAGCGAGGCCGTGCCTGTTTTCGAGGCGGACATGCACGACTACTCGCTCGGCGTTCTTGAAGTCCCTCTCGGACAGCAGGTCGATGTCTACCTTCATCAGAGTTTCCCTTCACATTGGAATGGTCCCTGCGGGTTCTTCGGCTCCCACCAGTGGCAGTAGTTGCAGTCCAGTGGGGTGGTGGGGATCCGCAGGAAGTTGTTCGGATTGTTTTCCACGTCAAGGACCTTCATGCGGTACTCGACGTCGTCCAGGCGGGCCAGGATCTCCTCGACCAGCTCCGGGTTGTAGGGCTCACGCTCCATGTGAATCCCACGCATGGTGCCGCCCTTGGGGATGAACACCACACCGACCGTCTCCACGGGGAACCCCAGCTTCACGAACCCCGCGCCGTAAAGGTGGGCCTGGCCGCGATAGACCTCCCCCAGTCCGTGCTCGACGACCTTCTTGTGCGCGGTGGCTCCCGGGTTCTTCCAGTCGATCACGGTCTTGGTCTGGACGTCGTAGAGATCGCACGTGCCTGCCAGCTGCTCCCGAAGAACATTCCCCTCCTCGTCACGCTCTTCGGGCCGGATGATCAGGTGGGTCTCCGACAGCCAGCGCAGGGGTTTGCCCGCCTCGGTCAGTCTCCGGTTCGCTGCCTCCACCGCCTTCTCCAGCCACTCGTGCATTGCGGTGCCCTGAATGGACGGCAGAGGGTTGTTGAAGCGATTCAGGCCCCGAGCCTCCGGAATGCCGAGAAAACGCTTCCTGGCGCGACTGATGGCATAAGCGTGGTGTCGCATACAGGGGTGCGCCGCGCCCGACGGTCCGGGGAGTAGCTGCTGGCTCCGTGGCTTCTCGGCGTCGTACTGCGTGATCATGTACTTCAGATCGTTGAGCAGGTGATCGTCGTCGGAGCGCAGGGCCTCGGCAGCCATCTCCTTATCGAACTCGTCGTCCTCATCACTCACGGTCCGGCACCACCATCGCGAATTCCACTGTGGTCATGTCGGTCTCCTCGTCGTAGGTCGCCTTCACCGGCCAGAAGTATTCTTCGTGGTCCAGGTTCGGGCCGTAGGGCTTTCGTTCGATCTCGACGCCGATGGTCAGACGTCCCTTGTAGTGCAGTGGCTTGGTCCACTTGGTGAGTTTGATGCCTAGGTTCTCGGCCACCCCATCTCCTTTCTCAGGTACTCGATCGCATCCAATTCGGAGTACTCCCAACCTGCCTGCTGCTGGGCCCACTCACGTGAGTTGAGAATTCGGCCCAGATTGTTGAGCTTGTCCGGACGGAATCCGCTCCAGTGCATGTCGCCAACGAGCACGACGGGCAGCTGCAGGTATCCCAGATGCTCGACCACGGCGCGGGCGGACGGGTCACGTTCCACATCCGCATACGTGTACTCCAGTCCCATCTTGTCCAGCTTGTCCCGCGTCCGAAGGCATTGCTGGCAGGCAGCTTTCGAATACAGAGTGATCTCGATCAATTCTTCTCCCCCGTGATTACCGAGATTCCCAGGTGCTTGAAGACCTCTCCGGCCAGCTCTTCCAGGTCGTAGTAGCCGTCGACGCAGACCTCGGTGAATCGGTTCTCGTCCGGGCTGTGGTTGTTCGCGTAGCTATCCTGGTCGAAGAACTCGAACATCGCCTTGGCCACGCCTACTCGTGGATCAGAGGGCATCTGCACCCGCCGCCTTGGCCAGCTCGATCGCGGTGTCGAATGCCTCCAGCACCTTGGCGTCGTCGGACTGCTCGTCGTTCCAGGTGTGCACGGCGGTGTTGTACTGGTAGTTGCTGAGCGCGGTGTACCCGAGGTTGGGCAGGACGTCCGGGTCGACGATGTCGATGGCGTGCGCCAGGAACTGGACCGGCGGGCTGTCCTCGTAGGCGTGCGCGGAGAACTCGGTGGCGGCGAGCGCTTCGGGGTTGTATCCCTGCGCGTAGGAGATGGCACCCAGCGGGCAGAACGAGTACGAACGATCGTCGTTGCGCTTGAAGGTGGCGAACTGGATGCGGTGGCCGTCCTTCAGGAGATCCTTTGCGCTCTCCAGGATTTCGACGGTGGTCTTGGTTGCTGTGGTCATTGTGTTCTCCTCACTGAATCTGCGGGTAGTTGTCGGCGGTGGGCTGCCAGGCGAATCCGAACTGGCCACCACCGGCGGCGGAACGGTCCTTCCAGGTCTGGAACTCTTCCTCGCGAGAAAGCTTGCGCTCCATCTTGTCCAGCTGGTCGGCTTGCTGCTTCAGGCGGTCGGCGTGCTCGTCGAACTTATCCCCGATCGCGGCGAACTGCTCGTTGATCTGGTCGACCACGCGCTTCAGCGGATCCTTCTTCTTGGACTTCTTTTTCTTGCTCACCGAGCCTCCAGGTTTGTCTTGTACTTGTAGACCGCCCACTCCGGATGATGCTTGGCCAGCCAGTCGAGGTCGGAGGGCATCACGTCGCCGGGGAATCGGTCGTCGTCGAACAGCATCACGCCCAGGGTCTTGTACGCGCCGTCCACCAGCTGGGAGCAGATCGCGGTCTGGGAATGCAGGACGAAGTTCTTCACGAAAGGCAGCCGAATGTGCAGGTGCAGCAACAGAAGTGAGAAATAGTCCAGGAACCCATACGGAATTCCCTTGTACCCCATGGCCACACCGACGAAGTTGTCACGCTGCTCCGGGGTCAGGGGCGGATAGATGAACTCGGCATCCCAGCCGGTGCCGTTCCAGTATTCGTCGATAGGTACCACCCGCGCACCCCCAGGCTCAGCCTCGATGACGAGATTGCCCGGGAGTACCAGGAAAGCGTGCTGCCACTTCGACGGCCGTCCGGCCAGCAGCTGTCCCAGCGCGATGAACCGTCCCGCCCAGCCCTTGATCTTCGAGAGTCCGAATCCGTACGGCGGCGGGTAATTCGGCTCACTCACAGGTACTCCTCGATGATGTCGGCGATCTCGGAGAAGGGGCGTCCGTCGTCGTTCAGGCCGACCAGGGAGTGGTTCTCGTTGCGGGGACTGACGTAGCCGTTGAGCATCACCGTCGAGGGCCAACTGTTGTCGTCCAGGCCAGCCCATGTCGCCACCTCGGGAGGGAGCAGGCCGGTGGACTCTTCGCCGTAGACGAACAGGGTGCCGTCCGGGCCCAGCCTGCGATCGACCACGCCCTTGCGATAGGCCAGCTCGCTCAGCACGCCGAGGCAGCAGTAGGTCTCACCGGCGGGGGCCGCGATAGCCCGGTGCAGGTAGCTCTTGCCCTGCTTGTAGTCGCCGGAGCGGAGAGCTGCCACCCACTCGGCCTTGACGTCTGCTTTCATCTCTCTGTCCTCACTAGGTCCAGGTGTACGAATCGATTGTCGGAGTCACCCACCAGGTAGGTGAAAATGCCGTTGCGCATTACGAATTGGATCTCACGCTGGGGATGTGTGTTGTAGCGCAGGAAGTCGCCGTACTCTTTCCAGATGAAGTTCAGTCTCTCCCAAGACATTACGGCGTGCTCCGGCATTTCCACCGCGTAGGCGATCCGCATCCCCAGCTCGGTGGATACCTCGAAGGAGATCGTGTCAGCCATGACCCTCCTGAATGTCCACGCGGTGGCCGGGGTTCTCGCGCTCGTGCTCGTCGGCCCACATCTCCACGCGCCACATCTCTCCGGAGCATGCACGGCTGCACCGGTGGCACTCACCACGCGCCCGCTCCTCGTCGTAGGTATCGCTCACTTCGGGACCTCACGGAACGGCAGGGCGGACTCGGCGAACACGAGGTCACCGGCACGGAAGTACTGCGGGATGGTGGCGTGGCCGTGCTCCTTGGCCCAGAACGCGGCGATGTTGCCGTTGGCGAACTTCAGGAACCGGTCGTGCGTGCCGGTCTTGGCCACTGTGCCGCCGTCCCCGATGGTCTCGACCAGGACACCCACCGGCACCTCGTCCCAGTTCGTCCAGATTCGTCCGGCGCTGGGCGTGGTGGTGTGGAGGTGGATCTCCGGCTTGAGAGTCCAGGGCTTGTCTTCGGAGCCGGACCACTTGACCTCCGGCTTGGGGGAGTCCTTGATGAACTTGCGCACCAGGTCGTGGGACACCAGGAACGTCTCGTGGTCGGGGTAGAGGGTCTTGGCCAGGCGCTCCATCAGCTTGTAGGCCGCGATCTCGTCGAGGTAGACGGTGTTGACGATGCCTTCCACGGTCCGGAAATGGATTCCGATGTTGTCCCCGTTGGTGTTTCGGAAGACTTTGGCGAACAGTTTCATCAGAAGTGCTCCTCGATCAGGTCGGCGATCTGTGCGAAGGTCTTGCCGCTGTCGTTCTCCTCGGCCAGGCAGCTCCGGTGATCGTAGGGGCGCTTGGCGTTGGCGGGATCTGTCGGTCCGAACGCGGCGACGTCGGTGTCCAGCCCGGCCCACGATCGGACGCTGCGGGGAAGAATCTGAGACTCGGCGCTCCGGTAGTTGCCGTCGATGGGCTTGTCCCGGAACATGATCGTCGACATGGTCTCGGCGCTGAGCCGGTCCACGATTCCGTCCTCGGCGGCCATCTCACAGAGCACACCGAGGCAGCAGTGGTGCAGCTTGCCCTTCTCGTCCTGGTACGCCAGCTGGTTCTTGCCCTGCGTGTAGTCACCCGACCGGAGCCGACGGACCCACTCTGCCTTGATGTCTGCTCGCATTGCCTTGTCTCGCTTCCTGTTTGGGATGGTTTAGCCCCGGCACCCAGCGCCACGCCGTTGTGTATCCGAGCGACTTTGATCGGGTCTGCGCTGGGATGCCGAAGTGGGTACCAGTGGCGTGGAGGAGGTTTCGCTTCTCAGAACCCCACGCCACCGGCGTCTTAACCGAGGCTCTTCTGGCCCCGCAGGTGGAACTCGATGTAGTGCCCGGTCGCCAGCAGGTACTGACGCAGCTCGGAGAACTTCAGGTCGCCTCCGGACACCGACTCGATCTTCTGCACCTTCTTCAACGGCCAGCCGAGGCGTGCGGCGAGTTGCCACTGCTCCAGCCCGGCGGCCTCACGTGCGCGGTGGAGATTGTTCCGGACCGTCAGCTCCCAACCCAGCAGGGCCTGAGCGAGTTTCGGATTCTCCTTGGCGATCTCTTGCCACTTCTCAGCCATTGCTCTCCACCTCCTCCCAGTTCACCCAGCTGATTACATCGCGGAAGTCGGTGGGGCTCCAGCCATAGGAGATCAGGGCGAGCTTCCAGCGCTTATGGCAGGTATCGCAGACCCAGACGGAGCCCACGGCAGCACTCTGCTGTTCCACCTCTTCTTTGTCCGGCGTCGGGCACTCGTGCGGGGCGGGGATTACATTCAGCCAGCCCATCAGTAACCTGCCGGGAAGGGAGTGCCGTGGTGATCGTGCCAGCGCCGGACCGATCCGCCGGGGGTGACTGCCATGTGCTCGGTGCCCTTCTCGTGGGGGTAGAGCGCGCAGTACAGGTCTCCGGTCCATCCGACGGCGGGATCCACGTGGCCACGCATCAGGTGCCAGCACGGCCGGGTGTTCGCGAAGGGATCCTGGGGAGTCTCGTAGGCCATCAGAACACCTTCTTCCAGAGGCGGTAGTACCAGGGCTGCTTGGGGGCGCGGTCGCCGTAGAGGGAAGCCTGCCCGGCCAGTCGGCTCATCAGGTCCCGGTAGGCTTCGGCCTGCTGGTGATACTGCCGGAGCTTATCGGCGTCGACCTCGATGCTGAACTTCGGTTCGATGTTCATGACAGTCGGTTCACTTTCTCGGATGCCTTCTGGCGCTTCAGCTCTTCGTAGATCTTGGGGTAGCGGTTCTTCAGGTCCTCGATGTAGACCCGCGCCGCGCCCAGCTTCTCCTCGCGCCGGAGTACTGCCTTGCCGCCGACCTTGATCACGTCCCAATCGCTGGGCACGTCGGCGAACAGTTCCTCGGCCACCTCGTCGCGGAGCCGCTTGTGCTCGTTGACCTTCTTCATGAGGTCGGCGATCTCTTCGTCGTGGTAGTCCATGCGCTTGAGCCAGTGGAGCTTCTGCTCGTCGTCACCGAAGTCCACCACGACCTCATCCGACTGATTCGAGTGCTCGGACAATTGCCAGCCTCTCCTTCTCTTCTTGAACTTCGCTGGCCAGGAAGTAGATTCCCGGTCGGCCACGGTTTCTGGAGCGCCGCAGTGTGATGTGCTTCAGCTCCACGGTTCCCTCCCGGCGGTAGCGCTTGAAGGTGTTGACGCTGACCCCGAGGCGCTTGGAGGCAGTCTCGTTGTCGACGTACCACTCGCCCTCGTACAGGAACTCTTCGTTGTTGCCCCGGGTCGGAAGCTGCTCGAAGATCTGGGCCCCCATGTCGTCCAGGGGCTCGGGCTCCGGCAGCGGCGGGAACTCACCGGTCTTCTCGATGTGCTCCAGCATGTCGTACTTGCCGTCGTCGTTGTACTTCCAGTTGTCGGTGAGCGGAACCCCGGCCCGGACCACGCCTAGGTCTCTGAATGCTCGGGCTTCGGCGGCGCAGTCACGCAGTACCGGGCAGCCCTTGCACAGCGATCGGGCGTAGGGGTGGTAGCTGGGGCTGCACGGGCCGTACGGGATGTTCTCGGTGTAGTACAGCTCCGGATCCCGGGTCTTGCACTGCGCCTCCTCCTGCCACCTCACTCGCTCGCCCATGAGACACGCTCCAGGTTGATGACGTTCTTGAACTCCTCCGGGACCTCGGCCTTGCCGAAGCGGACGTTGCGGATGTGGCGGGCGGTGAACCCGGCTTCGTTGACCTGGACCGCGATGCCCCACGGGTGCGCCTTGTCCTGCAGCATCTGCACGCCGAGGATCCAGTCGATGACTTCCTGCTCCTCGTCGCTGAACCCCTTGTTGTCGTTCATGTATTCGTCGGAGAACAGGTGGTCCACGGAGTAGAACTCGTAGATTGACAGGTCCTCCGGCGACACACCGAGATTCAGCAGGGCCTGGCCGACGATGCAGGAGCCGACCTTCTCTCCGTCGAGAGTCACGGTGTAGAGGCAGCCGGTGCTACCTTCCCGATACTCGTCGGCGTCCTCGGGGACGGAGTAGGTGTAGTCCGGCTTCTCGGAGGCCAGGCGGCGGATCTCGTCCTGCAGTGCGCGGAGGTTGACGTCGATGAGTTTCATAGTCCCAGGAGACCTTTCAGGAGTTCGTAGTCGGATTCGTTGAGGGCGTTGGATTTCACCACTGATAAGGCAGCGGCGCACTGAGTCTCGGTGAGGGGGGCGTCGGCCCAGTCTCCTTCTGTGAGAGCACGTTCGAGGCTGAGCGTCGAGGAGTGGTAGGTCCCGGGGTGCGGCATGGCGCGTCCTTTCGGCTGGTGATGAGCTGCTGGATCGCGCCGTAGAGTTCGTCGGTCATGTTCCGGTTGCCGGACTCGATGTTGGCGATGCACTCGCGGGACCAGGTGATGCCGGTCTGCTCGGCCAGCGCGGTGGACAGTTGCTTCTGCGTCATGCCCATCATGAGCCGGAGCTGCCGTAAATTCAGGGGCCCGACGTCGAAGGTTCGGGTATCCTGGAGGGTTCGGTTCGCATCGTGCCGGGCTTGGATCGCTGCCCGTTGGTATCTCTGACGTGCGCTGTCTTGAAGCATGAAAGCGACACTAGCACCACGAATGAGACTTCCGGAATAGTTCACGCTGGAAACACCGGTCACAAGATCATATCGGCCCTGAACTGGCTGTTCAGAGGGTAGTTTTGTGTTGAACTTCGTTGCGTTTGATGTTTCCCGGCGTGTCAACTAGACTTCTGCGGTATGACCGAGTATCACGCCAACGCAGAAGCATTACGCAAGGCGATGAGACAGCGTCGGGTCGGGGAACTGAAGCGGTCCCAGCGCGAGGCAGCCGAGAAGGGCGACCTCAGTCGCATTGCCATCGTCCGTTATGAGAGCGGGCAGATATCGGAAGACATTCGTCCGTCTACCTTGGCCAAGATCGACAAGGCTCTGGATTGGCCCGAGGGTTGGTCCGACAAGATCCTGAATCAGACTGTGCCGCAACAAGATCCAGAGCCCGAACCTGAGCATCCGGGTGTGGACCTCCAGATGCTGGCTAAGTTCTGCCATGCGGTTACCACGATGCAGCACGCGATGGCCGACGAGATTCAGAACATTCCCGAGGATGTGCGCTCCGCGATGCAGGATGTAACAATTGCGCAAACAGATCTCCTGTTGGACTTGACAGATAAACTCACCGCAGGGCAGTCTTAGGGCCATCAACCCACAAGTACTACCCACGGAGGGCAAGTTGATCAACGTACTGCTGGAGGACCTGGACAAGGCCGCCACCGACGTCGGCGTGGAGGTCAACATCTACCAGGGCGACCAGGGCATCATGGTGGCCACCGATATGCTCAGCGCCGCAATCGAATTCATCGTCACGCTGAGTGAGTACTCCGGCTTCGAGATCGCCGATCTGGCCGAGCTGTCACACACGAATTCCGCCTTCGGTGTCTCCTTCCCCCGGATCAAGGTGGTGTCGTGATGCGGGCCTCCAGTCTGCCGCTGTGGGCGCTGGTGTTCATCAACTCCGCAGTCTCCTTCGCCGCCGGGATGAACGGGCAGTGGGGGATCGTGGGGCTGTGCTTCACCTTCTCCCTCCTGTTGGGAGCCGCTATCGGCCTGAACGATTCGAGGTACTACTGATGGCCGCACCATTGGAGGTAGTCACGGGCAAGATCAGCCGCCAGTGGACTCGCCGCCGGGACAACAGCTTTGGCGACAAGGTCCTGCTGCACGAGTACTCCGGACGGATGGTGATTCAGCGGATCGCGGGCATCGACGACGTGATCGCGGTGTATCAGACCGACCTCAAGCAGTGGCTGGTCCTGGACAAGCACGACCCCAAGAACTGTCACGAATTCGTCAGTGGCAAGGACAACGCAATTCACACCATGCTCCGGATCGCCGGGCGACGGGAGAGACTCGATGACGATGAGGGATAGCCGGTGGCATGCGCGCTGGCTGAACGAGAAGGAACGGAAACTGCCGGTGTGGGTTCAGGACGAGCTGGCCTACGCCCGGGAGCAGGGAGACAAGGCACGTAAAGCTCTGCAGGAGTACAAGACCACGCTGGAGAAGTCCGACGTCTACTACGGCTACGAGCACGTGGTGTACCTGCCGCAGCACGAGTCGATCCACTTCCGCATCGGGCCCACGGAGCGGGTGTTCGACTACGTCAGCGTCCGGCGAGTCGACGGCAACGGGCATCTGCCTACGCACATCGAGGTCTCCAATGCCGGTGGGCCCATGCTCATCAGCCCCACGGCCTCCAACGTCGTGCGAATCATGAACGCGGACTTCAGGGGGTGAGTATGGGGTGATCAACGTAATCATGGTCGGGATCGGACTGGCTGCCTGGGTGGCCGTCGTCTGGTGGAAGACCGAGAGAAAGAACCACTTCGATGGAGACGACTAGGGTCTGCAAGGTCTGCGGGAAAGAGAAGCCGATCAACAAGTTCGAGAAGGTGCGCAACAGCCAATTCTATTCGAACGCAGGCTATTCCAGGAAGCGGACCTGCAACCAATGCCTCTACCAGCGCTACAAGAAGCGCATCGCCCAACGTAAGAAGGACAAGCGGGCTGCGGCCCGGAAAGCGAGAGAATTCCTATGATCAAATACCTACTGGCCGGTGCCGCTGCGGCGCTGATGATTCCGACCGGCATGGCACACGCCTCGGACACCACCGTCGTCGGGCCGGGCACCACCATCTTCCCCAGCGTCCCGCTGCCCTGCACGATCGCGGCGGTCGGACACAACGATGCTGGAGAGAACGTGGCGCTCACCGCCGGGCACTGCTGGGTCTCCTCGCCCAACGTCTACAACCGCGACGGCCGCTACATCGGCAAGTTCACCCAGCGCGCGGCACAGTGGGGCAACCTCCAGGACGACTGGGCGATCATCACTCTGGATCCGGGCGTGACCGAGGGCTGGTTCACTCCGGACGGCCAGCTGATTTCGAGCATCGGTAGTGACCCCCAGCCGGGCCAGGCGCTGACGAAATTCGGCCAGACGACCCGGACCACCACCGGCACGGTCACGGCCCTGGACGGCAACGTCATCCACGCGTCCACCCTCGCGTTCAACGGTGACTCCGGCGGCCCGGCATATCAGGGTTCGGCCCTCGTCGGCCTGGTGTCGGCCATGGACACGTCCCCGCAGACCCTGAGCGCTGGCGGCGGCACCCTCTTCTCCGGTATCGACGGCATCATGGCCGATATCGCGCAGCACGGGGGGTTCCACCTGTGAACCGGAGAGAGGCCGAGGAGCATATCCGCACGGTGTTCCAGACCCGGGTCGCCGACCAGCTGATCAACGCGCTGACCCACAGCGACCGGATGGCCCTGGACAGCATCGCGCGAGCCGTGGCCCCCGATGAGGACGGCACCTGGACCGACGCCGACGGCAAGCTGGAGAGCATCGGTAACATTATCCACCGCACCGGCCGGACCATCGAGAACTGGAACACCTAGATACCCCCCGGGGGTATACGGAAAGGAACACGATGGGCTGCCCCACCCCGCACAAGATGCGCCACCGCACGCAGGAGCACGCCGAGATCGAGGTCCGGAAGATGTCACAGGAGCACTGGCCGGACATGTTCAAGTCGTACCTCTGCGCCTGCGGGTCCTGGCACATACGGAACCGGACGGCACAACAGAGAGCCAGGCGACTGCGAAAGCAGCTGTTTACGAAGGAAGCGACATGAGCATCCAGGCGATCATGTGCTCCCAGATCCTCGACAGGGCGATCATGGAGGAGGTCCGGCGGCGTGGTGCCAGGGTGATGTACAAAACGCCCTACACGGCCACGCTGGAGTACGGTAACTACCCGAACCACACGTTCCACCTGATCGCCGCCGTGCTCACCTGCGGGCTCTGGGCCCCGATCTGGATCCTGCTGGCCTGCACCAACCGGCCGGACTACCGGGAACTGCTCGTCGACGAGAACGGACAGCTCTGGTGGCGGTAACGCGGTAACAGTTTTCCGGCGGCGGACGAACTCTCTCACCTTCGACAAAGGTCGCCGGAACGCAAAAAAGACCCCCCTCTCTTGGCCAGATGCCTTGAGAGGGGGGTCTTTTCGTTGACTGGTTTACCGGGACCAATCGTGGTGTTTCATTGACGCATTGATTGTATCACAGCCACAGGTCGGGCGGCGGATCAATATCGTCCACGCCCTTGGCCTGCAGCAGCTTGATGACCATGACGTCCCACTTGCGATGCTCCCACATTGCCCGCTCCAGCAGGCGCATACGGTTGTTGGTCATCTCGGTGGACTCGTGGAAGTCCTGCTTGGCCTGACGTAGCTCGGTCTTGGTGTTCATGAGTTCGGTCTGCAGGATACTCATGATGGTGCGTGAGGAGTTGGTGGACGCCTCGGTGAGGGTGAACTCGGCCTCGGCCTTGGTCTTCTTCCGACTGAACCAGCCGGTGATTCCCGCACCCAGCGCCGATCCACCCAGGACCCCGAATAGCGTCTGGAATAGCTGTGCGGTTGTCACTTCTTCACCTGCTCTTTCTTTGGCAGGCTGTCGATGATCTTCTTCAGCAGCTGACGCTGACGCAGGAAGGCAACACCCAGACCAACCACCAGGAGACCGGAGATCAGCGCCTTGGCCCCGGCCACCCAGATCTGGGCGACACCGAGGGCGGTGGTAGAGACAGCGAGGATCGGGCACAGCGAGTACGTGATGAACAGGCCGTTGAACAGATTCTTGGTGAAGATGCCGTATGTGAAGACGATGGATGCCAGCAGTGTGACCACGAGCCACGTGTCCAGATACCAGGCTGGCATGAGCGCTTCTGCGGTCCCTGGCCGCGCGCCGGAAATCAGGTCACCCGCGCACGCGACGATGAAGAACGCGAGAGTCCAGATGACGAACGGATCCCGGCGGTAGAGCATGAAACGATACATGATGCCTCCTTCAAGGAGCAAGGACGGCAGGGCCACACGGTGACCTCCAATGGCATATAGCCACACCGTTTCTCGGTGACCCTGCCTAGACCTTACTTACCCTGTGAGCGCTTCAGCTGATCGTTGAGCTGGGCCTGCATCAGTTCGTTGCGCCCGGCTACCTTGCCTGCCAGGTGAGCCTGCTGGACGTTCTGCTTCGTCTGGTTGGAGACCGCGTTCACCACCGGAGCACCAGCGCCCAGAGTGACGAGCGAGGTGATGAGGTTGGTGACGTTCGAGTCCACGAATCCCTCAGCGGCGAAATACGCTACGACAGCAGCGATCACACCATAACCGGTGGTCTTCACGGGCTCGTCCTTCCACTTCTGCCAGAGACGGCGGCCGGTGGCCTTGATGTTGGCCCAGTGATTGTGGACCCACAGCCCGAACTGCTTCGCCTTGGACAGCTGTGCGGGAGTTACGTTCTCGGCCTTCTGATCTGGAGTAGTCATTGCGGGCCTTGCCTTTCTTACTTGTACGAGTTGTCGATCTTCGGAAGATCCATGATCAGCTTGGCGCTGTCCAGGCCCTCGGGAGTCTTGTCTCCGGTCAGGTAGTCCTGGGTCACGCCGACGAACGCCGAGGTGGTGTAGCGGAGGTAGAACTCCGGAGTGATCTCCTGCAGCGTGCCCCAGGTCACCACGACGTAGTTGCCATTGGCCTTGCGCCCGACGACCGGAATCGCGTGGCCGCCCTTGAACTTTCCGCCCCGCTGCGGGGACCACGGCTCACCGGCCTGGAACTGTTCTTCCATCCAGTCGTAGACTCGGATACCGATGCCGACCGAGCCGAACATATAGACGCCCGCCGCGACCTCCTCGATCTTGTCCGGGGTGATCTCCAGGAACGCCTGGATGCGATGACGGACCTTGGCGTGGTCGACGACACCGATGTTCTTGCGGTACATATACAGCTGGAACATGTTGGTGCCGTTGTCATTCGCGCCGGTCTTGGGGTCGTATCCAGTGCCTGCGGCATAGTCGGACAGCACGTCGTCGTCGGTGAACTGCACGCTGCGGCTGTTGGCGGCGTTGAGGACCATGACCTCATGTGCAGCCATGGCCCACGCGCAGTCACCGGCTCGATCGTTGGCCAGCATGCCCCAGTCGGCTACCTTGTCGGCGTGGCCCAGGGGACCGTCCGGGATGTGCACATCGATCGGGTCGACGTACCGGTGCCACCAGAGCTTGGGCCGATCGTCGGGAGCCTCTGTGAGGCCGAGCTTTCCAACGGGACGAGTCATTGCGGTGCCTTACTTCTTGACGGAGACGTCCGGGACAGTGGTAGTTCCGCCGCCCTGGTACGTGATGGTGATGACCGAGTTCGGGTTCCAGACCAGCGTTCCGTGCTCGAAATTCTGTGCTACGGAGCCGTTTCCGAAGTCGTACTCGTCGCTGGTCGGCCAGCCCATCGGGCCCTTCTCGAATCCCTGGTGGATCCAGGTGTTGCCGATCGCGCCGTGGACGATGACAGCCTGCTGGCCGTTGCGCTGGTAGATCGCTCCACCCTGGAACGCCTGGCAGTTGCCGTCCGGCAGGTTCGCGACGTTGTCGGTCGGGTAACCCAGCGGTCCGGTCTCCCACTTCTGGGTGGCCCACTTGTCGAAGATGTTGCGCGGAATGCCGTGCGCGCCCGTGGTCGGAGTCCAGTAGACGTGCGCGTTCTCGAACTCCACCCAGCGGCCGATGCCATCCGGACAGACGTTCTCTCCGTTGGTGATTCGCTTACCGATCCACGGCGAGGCGTCGGCGAACTGGTTGATGATGTTCGGCGGCGGGCTGGCCGGAGCGAGACCCAGAGCCTGTCCGAACTGATCCGGATCCAGGCCGTCGGCCACGTTCATGTCGCAGTTGCCGAACGGCGGGCGTCCCATCGGCAGGCCCTGGTCGGCTCCGAAGGTTCCGTCGGTGTACTGGTGCGCGATCTGGCCCGGGAGATTCGGGTTCGATCCGTAGCCAGCGCCGATGACACGGAGACCGGACGGGCGGTTCTGCCACATCGAGAAGAAGTCGCCGGAGTTGGCGTAGCCGAAGACGCGTGCCGGGTTACCGGCGAACTGTGCCAGCTTGTCGTACATCGCGTTGATGCCGCCGGACTGGTTACCGCCCGGGTTGCCGCCGGACTCCACGTCGATCATGAGCGCCACGCGCGGGTGCAGGCCACCATACGAGTTGATCATGTCGATCATCGTGTTGGCGGTGTCCTCCCAGTTCGGTCGCCAGTACGCGTAGACGATGCCGTACTTGAGCTTTCCGCTGTCGAGGTCGGCACGCATGCGCGGGTAGTTGGTGTCGAACTTATGGTCGCGGTAGGTGCCGTCGTTGGACCGGATGGACAGTACCGGGTCGGGGTAGCTGCCGTCGTAGTAGGTCTGGAACTCGGACACGTCCGCGAAGAATGTATCTGCCATGGGGTGCTGAGTGCCTCCTGTGTGATAGATGTATCCCTTGGGCGGGATGAGGGTGGCGAGCTGCTCGAAGTCGATCCAGTAGCCGTACGGACGGAATCCACTGTCGGCCACCCAGATCGCGTGCGCGTCGGAGTCATAGCCCATCAGCGCGATGTAGTGGTAGACGGTGCCTCCCGCATACGCCGGGGACTCGGAGCCCAGGACGCCACGGGGGTAATTGCTCGGCGGGGCAACGATGTTGGCGACCATACCGAACCCTTCATCGATGCTGTCGACGATAGCGTTCCAGAGCGCGTCCTTCTCATCCTGCTCCGGCGGGTCGTTGGGCATGTGGTTGGTCTCGTAGCCGCCGCCGACGTACTGATTGAGCACGCCCACGATCCAGTCCACGTCCCCGGTGCCGTCCTCGGTGGTGCCGATCTGGCGGATGAGGTCCTGCTCGCTGGCGATGATGCCCCGGGAGTTGAGCACTACTTGTGTGCTGGCCGGGCCACAGTCCCAGTAGGTCTCCTGGGGCACGACATTGTGGTCGTAGTCGAGTACCTTCTGTGTCATTGCTTCTCCTGGAATGGTTTTCGGAAATTCTCACACCGGTCCACGACTGCCCAGAGGATGCCGCAGACTGCCATGGACGAGCCCACAGCAACCACGGCAGCCCCCGCAACAATTAGTACCAACTGGAAGTTATTCATTCGGCTCGAACTTGCTGGGCTCGATGTTCTTCAGCGCGTACCAGGTCTCGTCCGGCAGCACGTCGGGGTCGTAGTCCAGTCCGGCCGGTAGCTGCGGCTCTTCGGGTTCCGGCTCCGGCTCGGGCTCCGGCGGGGGATCGGTGATCGTGATGTCGTGGAAGCTCAGCGCCAGGGCGATGGTCCATTCGATCGCGGCCGTGTTTCCCTCGGGGCACTTTCCACCCGGGATGGTGAACGAGCCACCGCGTCGACGGAGGAAGTCATCACGGACGTTGCCGGTCTGGTCCGCCGGGAAGATGGCGATCTCCGGGTGCATGTGCTCACGCGCGAACAGCACTCGGACAACGAGATATTCGTCCAGGGTGCCGTCGCCGTCGAAGTCCACCGGAGTCTCCAGCTTGTAGCAGCGGGCGAGTCCGGTGGGCTTTCCGTATCGTCCGGCAGAACGAGGAACATAGGCGTCGGTGAGGACGTCCTCGGGGATGTGAATCCAGGCTGCGGGCATTGAATTTCCTTACGTTCCTGGCGGATACGAGATGATCACACAGAATCCAGCGCCACCATTACCGCCGGGTCCTGCCATGGAGGTGTCTGCGTAGTTACCGTTCGGGCCACCAGCGCCACCACCACCGGCCGGGAAGCCACCATTGCCTCCGGTCGAGTAGGGTCCGCCTCCACCGCCGCCGCCACCGGGTCCGATCTTTCCCGAGGGGCAGGGCTCGCCGTTACCGCCCGGGTTAACAGTGCCGGTGCCGCCGGAGCCAGCGAACCCACCATTGGCCTGATAGCCACCACCGCCGACCTGGGCCGGGACCTCAGCGCCGTTGTAGCCCCACGCCTGGCCGCCGCATGCGGTGTAGTCGGTGACGTTGCCCGACCCGCGACCCTGGAAGGTAGTAGTGCCTCCCGGGCCACCGCCGGACACGGAGAACGCGCCCCCGGAGTCGGTGAAGTAGCTGTTGGTTCCGGGATAGCCGGTGTGGCCGTTGGGGGTTCGGTCGTCCGGCGCGCCGTTGCCTCCGGTGCCTACGAAAACGTTGACGCTGGAGTCGACCTCCCCGGATGCCTCGGTGATCGTGGTGATGGTGTAGCCACCCTGCGCGCCGCCGTACCAGCCCATACGAGTAGAGGATCCGGGCTGCGATCGTGCTCCACCGCCGCCACCGGCCAGGCTCGCGAAGTCGTAACGATCCATCGGACCGCCGCCGGTCACCGTGGGCTTGTGCCAGAGGTCGTTGGAGAAGTAGAACGCTACCTGAATCTCGCTCTCCAGCTTGATGATCCGGTTCTCGTGGTTGCCCAGCGTGTTACCGGCGCTGCCGATCTGATCCTCGACGTCCTCGAAGCGGCCCTTGACGAGCGCGTTGTGGGCGTTCTGTGCGTTGCTGAAGGAGCCGACCACACCGCCGCCAGCGCCCAGGTTGTTCTTGATCGTGGTCTGAGTCCAGTTCTGCTGGAGGTTGGCCACGGATCCCGAACCCTGGTTGGAGTTGTAGGTGTAGGGGAACACGTACTGTCCGGGCGGCGGCGGGGTGCCATTGGGATCGATACCGCTCATGGTGAACCTCCTACTTCGGGGTGCTCAGTCCACGCTCGGCTGCGGAGGTGACGCGCTTGATCCGGCGCTCCTGGTTGCGATCCCAGTCAGCCACAGCGGCAACCGACTTCAGCTCCGGCTTCTCCTCGTGGAGGGCACCGTGGCGCTTCAGTTCGGCGATCAGCCACTGCTGCTCCTCGTGGTTCATCGCTCCGACATCCGGCAGGACCAGGGGCTCGGGCTCGGGAGCGTCCATGCCGACCCAGCGGGCAGCGCCGTTCATGTGGTTCTGCTGGCCTCGCGGGGGAGCCTGGTACTTCTTCTCCTGGAGCTTGGGGTGGAATCGCGCGCCACACTCGTACAGGTGCTTGGAGATGGTACGCGCGGAGTTCTCCAGGATCGGCATCATTTCGTTGCCCACCGGGATCGCCATCAGCATCCAGAGGAAGTGCTCCTCCGGCTTGGTCAGATCGCAGTTCTCCTGGTGGACATAGCTCTTCGAGGGAGCGCCGGGGCGTGCGGGCATGGGCCCTCCTTAGGAATCGAGGTAGCCCTCGTTGGGAATCTTGTCTACGGTCCCGGCCGACACAGCGCGCTGATAGCCTTCGAGGGCCAGAGCGACGCGCTTGCGGTTGTTGCCGGGGTTGGGGGAGACCTTGCCGTTCACCTTCAGCTGGTGAAGGAGTGCGTGTACCGCGTAATGGCAAGTGTCACAGAGCGAAGCGAGATTGCTGGGCTCGGTCTTTCCCCCGCATGCACGAGGCAGGATGTGATGCAGAACGTAGCGCAGCGGGGCCGGACGGTGGTACGTGGAGATGACACACTTTGGTCCGGCTCCCGTTGGCTCATTCATCATCAGAACATTCCTAGATCGTGGATCGCGCTCAGCATCGCCTGGATTCGCTGGAACGCCTTGAGGACCGGGTCGAACGGCTTGCGCTGACCGACAGTGATCTGCCAGATCGGCGCGGTGTTCCGGTCCCACTTGATGGTGATCTCGGAAACACGGTCGACGAAGATCCGTCCCGGCGTCAGCTTCGACGTGGTGCCGATTCGATCGCCGAGGTAGAAGTGTCCGTAGCCGTTCATGCCCACGATCCACGGTGCACCATCGCGCACAGTAATCTTGTGGGTGTGGTTGTTCCGAGTAGCCCACAGCGAAGTACGCAGTGCGATAACCGAACTGATGGTGTAGGCGCGGTCGGCACCCTGGGCGAAGGTCTCCTTGTAGTGGGACCAGCCCATGTCCGCGATGCGGCCGGTGTCCTTCCACGTCATGAACGCGAGGAACACGTCGGTGTATAGCGGAGCCAGAATCGCGTCTGTCGCACCACCAATGGGCGGAATGCCGATCATCATGGCGATGAGGTCTCCGGCCATTTGGATTGCGGCACTGATCAATTCGTTGACGCCGGGCATCGAGTGGCCACCCGTGACGTGCTGAGCGTCCTTGGGCGGCATACCGATAAACTGTTCCGACGTGATCATCGAATACGGTCCGCCACGGTAGACCACCGACGGAACCGAGAAGTCCGACCCCAGATATCCCTGCTCGTAGTACGTGCTCGGGAAGGTCGCCGGGTCCGGGATGCTCACGGTGCCATCGTCATAGCCGTCCGAGGTGAACTGCGCGATGGCGTACAGCAGGCCGCTGAAGATGTCTCCGCCGAAGGAGGTTCCCTTGACCCAGCCGCTCTTGTCGACGATATCCACGACCAGCGCGCCGTTACGCAGAGCAGTGAAGCCCTCCGGTAGCGGGTCGCCGTCGATGTATCGCCGGAACGTCGGAGTCAGTTGCGCGTCTTCGAAAGTGGGCGAGAGTACGGTGTGCACGTCCTTGAATCGGGCGTCGATAATGGCGAACGGGGACGTATCCATAGTCGCCTGAGTTGGCGCTACCACTATCGACCAGTTACTCATGTCTCCCGTGATCGCGGTTGTCCACTGGGAGAAGTTCATCGGGTCGTCAGGCATCTGCCAGATGGAGGATTCCAGACGCCAAATATTGACGAAAAGCGTTGTCTTGCAACACCATCGGGCCGGACCAAATAGCAGCCAGATCTTGGGGAACTGCACTGCGTCTGGCAGGAATGGGTTGGCCCACACCAGGATATGCTTCAGCTCTTCATAGTCGTGCTTGAAATTGACTGTGAAGGTTGAGGTTCCGTCTTCCTTGAGATCGTACTCGTAGGTGTCCATGCGGCCGGACCAGCGCACACCGTCCTTGTCCACGGTGATGTGAACGTTGAGGGTGGTGCGCCCGTCCTCATCCGCAATCCACTTGGAGAGATAGTAATCCGCTGGCATGACGATCTGCCCCATGCCGGTGTCGGAGTCCTTCTCGGTGAACTCAGCGGAGTAGAAGACCGCCGCCACACCACGAAGCACCCAGGAGCCATCCCAGATTCGAACGTAGGGCTGCTGGATGCGCCGGTTGTACTCGGCCTCTAGCCGGTCGAAGATTGCCTTCTGCTCGGCGTCGAAATCGATAGTGGCGACGGTCATGTCACTCTCCTCCCCAAGGGTGAAGCCATTCCATCGGGCAGTACATCTTGATGCCGTTGCCCGGCTGCGCGCCCGTTACCTGAACCGGGATGTCGGTCGGCGGGGTGCGCGGGGGAATCGGATACAGGAACTGCACGCCGTTCATACGGAGGTAGACCTGGGTGTCGAGACTCGAATTGACCTGGCCCGCAAACGTCAGCGGGTTGGTGTCGACCGAGATGTTCTCGCCCAGAATCAGCTGAGGCATAATGATCATGCGCCCGGCATCCTCGCTGGCACGGTTCCACGAGTCGCTACCCCAGGAGAAGTCCGGGATGGTCCACTCGACGTTGGCATTGCCCGCCTGCGCCATCCACTTCAGCCAGCAGACGGTGTTGGTCGGGTTCCAGGCGGTGACGTAGCCGGTCTCGATCGTGGGCACCGTGCTGGCCGTCGGGTAGTTCGTGGCCGTGGTGGAACCGCCGGTGTCGTTGTAGGTAGTGATGCCGCCGACGGAGCCCAGATACTTCTCGGTGTTGGTCGCGGTGCTGCGGTAGATCTTGTAGCCCGTAGCGCCCGATACCGACGTCCAGGAGAGCGTGTTTTTGCTCGTGGTGCCCGTAGTGGCCACAGAGACCTCATTGCTGGCTGCTGTTTCGCCTCCTGCGACGAGTGCGGTCACCCGGTAGTAGTAAGTGGCCGCCGCCAGCGTTCCGCCCGTAGAGGACGTCGTGGGGGCAGAAGCTACCGGGGGTGCTACGCCTGCGGCCGTGGTGTCGAGCGTGGCGATGAACTCGTCGGTCCAGTCGACCTCGACCCAGCGCGGGTAGGCACCGACGAAGTAGAGCAGCGCCTGGCCGAACTGCTGGCCGTTGGGATCCACGTCGTTCTTGAACTGGGAGCCCTTCTGCAGCCGGATCGCCAGCTTGCGGTGGGACACTCCCTGGATGCGCGCGTGGAGGTAGGCGTCCTCGGTGCTCGACAGCGTGTTGCGGAAGCGCGTGTACGCCTGGCGGTAGTTGAAGTTGTCGCCGCCGTAGATGTTGAACACGAGCGGGAACTCGAACATCTCCTCGGTGGTTCCGTTGTAGGTGCCTCCGACCTGGAATGCGGCACTCTGGTAGATGGTGTTGAACTGCGCCTCCATCGTGGTGGAGAACTTGGTGCCAGCCTGCTCGTACGCCAGACCAACTCCCTCAGCGGATTCGAACTGTCCGCCCGAGATGTGGGTGATGACGCTGCCGGTGCTGGCGGTGCCCTCGATCCAGAGTTCCAGGTGCTCCGGCGGCTTGATACCAGAGGGCATGCGGGCCTCCTTGAGATAGACGAAAGCCCCTGCCCCCTCGTGAGATTGGAGGCAGGGACCTTCGAGTTCTTTTTACAGTGTGGGATCGAATCCCTTGTGGTGCAGGTCGAGACGACGGTAGAAATCCGCCACCGGATCCTTGGCACCGCTGGTGAGGTGGACGTCTCCCCCGATGAACGGTCGGTCCGCCGGGTTGGGCAGTACACCCTCCTTGAGCGCCTGAGCCTGCGCCTGAACGCCCGCCTCGGCCTGAGCCTGGGGAGCGCTACGCGGAGCACTCAGATCACGCTGCATACTCGGGTCGATGCTCTGCTGCATCTTGTTCATGCCCGGAACGCCGATCGTGCCGACACCAGCCATGGCCAGGAGAGATCCAGCCGGAGGAGTCCAGCCGTTCAGCTCCTGCGCGTACTTGATACTCTGGTTGATCAGCTGCGGAATGAAGCCGGAACCACCAGTGATGGAACCGATTCCGAGATCCTGGCCAACCGCATCGATCGGTGCCGTGAGCGCGTTCTGGAACGACGAGGCATGCTGCTGAGCCACACTCTGGAGGTTCTTGAGCATGTTCTGGGTGTCCTGGTTGGACATGACCTGCTCGCCGCCGTTGAACTTGATCATCTCCGGCCCGGCCTCACCGACGATTGCCCAGCCCGGATCAGCATTCTTGGTGCCGTCCTGGTAACCCTTGGCCGAAGCGTTCGGGTTGGCCTGCTGGACATTGGTGATATCGCCGTAGCGAGACTTGATGTAGCCGATGTCGGAAGCGATGTTATCCACCGGATTCCAGATGTCGGTGTGTCCCGGGACCGCGTGCGCGGCGAAGGTATCGTCACGCATCTGAGTCAGACCCTTGGTGGGGAATCCCTCAGCCGCGTTAGAGTCCCAGTTGTTGATCGCACCGGCATTCCAGCCCGACTCGCGCGAGATCAGCGTCTCGAAGCCGTTCTCCCACGCCACCCGGTCACTGACTCCACCGGCCAGGTCGATTGCCTGATCGATGATCGCCTTGTGCTCGGGGGACGGGATCGTGTTCGAGAAGCCGCCACCGCTGCCGTGGCCGGTCGGGTTGTCGTGGCCACGGATGTAGCTGACAGCCTCGTCCCGGACCTTGGCCGCGAGATCGTGCACGACGTTACCGGCCGGAGATCCTGTACCCGGAATCGGCGCAGGAATGGCATTGATGATCGGATCGGTGAGGCGCTGAACGGTTTCCGCTAGAGTGCTGCGACCGAAGTTGGCCACACCGCCGATGACGTTGCCGATCTTGCCCCAGAATCCCGGGTCGTTCGCGCTGGAGCCTGCCCATCCGGTACCGAAGTACTGCGGGGAGAACAGGTTGCCCGGCAGGAAGTAGTGGTCGGTGAAGTACGGATTGCTTGCGCCCCATGCACTTCCGTCGACCTGGATTCCCTTGCCGCCGCCAGCCGACTCGATGTTGTGCCCGCCCAGCGACATTGCCATGTGGCCGGAGTCACCCGGGAGCGGCAGCACACCGATATCGAATACGCCACCCATACCGCGAACGAATCCCAGAGACTCGAAGTCGGATACGGTGGTGAACTCGCGATGCGGAGACTTGCCCAGCAGGACGTCGTACACGCCGGAGGCCAGACCCGAACAGTCCAGCCAGCCGTCTGCGTTGTACTCTCGTCCGCTGTTGCCGCCTGCCCAATTGAGCGCCCGCTGAATGGCTTCCGTGGAGGACGGCTCACCATGCGGACCCTTGTCGACCGAGCCACCATCCTGGAATGCGGCGATGCCCGGACCGAACGGAGCGAAGTTGTTGTTCGCACTGGTCGGTGCCGGAGCGCCCCCGTAGTTGATGGCGTCCAGGTGCTGCAGCATTCCCGGCTTCGAGGCGGCCTCACCGTTGACCACATACTCCTGTCCGGAGACGAGGATCGGATGTGTGTCGGCGCGAGTTCCGCCCAGGGCCTTGATCTGTCCCACTTCCTTGGTCAGACCACCGTCGGCGTACTTGACCGGATCGTGGTCGAAGTGCAGTGCCGGGATGACCTTACCTACGGTGTCGGACACCGCATTGAACACGAAGTTGATGGGAGCGCCGAAGGCACGCTTGATGCCGCCCCAGACCTGCTCAGCGCGTACGACAATCTCGCCGAAGCCCTTCATCAGGTCCTCCATGAAGGAGGCGAATCCCTTCTTCACTCCGTCCCAAATGCCGCGTGCGACAGACGAAATCGTGGTCCAGAACGAAGTCCAGGCTGCCCCGAGGAGCGGCGACTTCTGGTTCCAGGTGTCCTGCACTCCGTTGAGGGTGTCAGACCACTTGGCCCGGATGTCACCCCAGAGGCGCTGTCCTTCGTTGCGTGTGTTGGTCCAGAACGCCGACCATCCACCGCCCAGGATTCCCGAGTAGGTGTTCCAGTCGCGGTCCAGCGTGTCCAGCGCGCCGTGCCAGGATGTGTTGAGCGACCGCCAGATTCCCTCCGAGGAGGTCTTCGTGTTGGTCCACACCGTATTCCAGCCACGGGACAGCTGGCCGCCGAGGTCGTTCCAGTGATCACGGAAGAAGCTGGCCGTAGCGTTCCAGCCGATCTTCATGCCCTCCCAGGCGACGTTGGCCTCGGTGCGCATGATGTTCCAAGTGCTGCGCCACAGATCGTGCAGGTGCTCCGGAGTGTCGGCGGCCCACGTAGCTCCCTGAGTGATCGGGGAATTCGGGTGGTCCGCCATCCAGTCACCAGCGCCCTTGGCGGCGTTCTTGCCGGACTGAGCCGGGTTGCCCGCTGCCTCCAGGAACTTGTCGGTCATCTCCGCGTTGCCGAAGGAGGTCTTGATCAGGTTGTTGTGCGACAGCGAATCGATCTTGTCCAGGACGGACACGACCATGCGGCACACCTCGAAGATGTTGTTCAGGGTGTCGCGCAGTCCCTCGAAGAAATCTCGAATCTTCTTCTGGCCCTCGGGAGTTGCGAGGTAGTCAGCCAGCTTCTTGGCGTTGTCCGCCAGGCTCTCCAGCTGTCCCTTGCCGTTCTCCTTGGTAGCGCCGAAGACGTCACCTATGATGCGGCCGATCTGGACGATCAGGTTCATGACGTTCTTGAACGCCTCGATCGACTCCTTGATCCAGTCGCGGAACTTGCCCTGGTTGTCGGGGTTCTGCGTCCAGTCCTTGAACTTCTTCGAGATGTTGTCGAACGAATCACCCAGTCCCGGAAGGAATTCCGAGCCCACGCCCGCCAGATTCAGGAAGCCCTCGAACAGATTCTTGAGTCCGTCGATGACCGGCTGAATGCTCTTCGCGATGTTGTCGAAGATCTTGGCTACGGTGGAGTGATTCGCGTCGGTGTCGAAGTCGCGCAGGGCCTTTCGAACACCCTCATTGATCTGAGTAGCGATCTCGCCCAGCCCGCCCTTTACCGTCGGCAGCCAGGAGTTGGCGAAGCTGGAGAACGAATCGCCCAGCTTGTCGAACAGGTTGTCCTGGACGGTGTTCTTCAGATCGTCGTACGCGCCCTTCATGCCGATCATCGTGGTGACGAATGCGGCGGCGGCCGGGGACAGGGCTCCCATCTTCTGTGCGAAGTCGGCCTGCGAACTCGAAGTCCGGTTGGTGGCCTCGGTCAGACGGTTCTGTGCGTCGACGACATTCTGCTGCGCCTCGACGATATGCTGCTGCGCCTGCGCGATGTTGTCCTGCGAGTTGATGACGTTCTGCTGCGCCTGGGCTACTCGGTCGTGTGCATTGGCCAGGCGGTCCTGTGCCTGTGCCTCGCCCTCGGCCGCCCTCTCGACAGCATCCTTGGCGGCAACTACCTTGTCCGAGCCCTCGACACCCTTCTGATTGGCGTCGTTGACCTTCTCCTGCAGCTCGCGGTTCTTCTGCAGGGTGTCCTGCTGGTCCTGGATAGCGACATTGAGACGGTGCTGCGCCTCGGCACGATCCAGCGCGTCCGATCGGGGATCCGAGTTGGTACGCTGCAGTTCACGCTGCGCCTCAGCGACGGCCAGGGCCGCACCCTCCTCATCGAGGGAAGCACGGGCCAGCTGGCGGTTCATATCCTCCAGGTCCTGAGTTGCCTGGCGGCGGGCGTCATTCAGGCTCTGCTGTGCGCGGAGAGTGCTGCGCTGTGCGTCGGCTACACCCTGCTCGGCGCGGCCGACCTCCTGCTGAGCCTGAACCAGCTCACGGTTGGCCTGGTTGGTCGAGCGGATCGCAGCCTCGTAGTCGCGCTGTGCGGCCTCGGAACCACGGGTGGCTGCCTGTACCGCGCGCTGTGCCGACTCGATGGCGTGCTGCTGCTGTGTGGCGTCGGATGCCGCGTTGTCCTGCATCTTCTGGTATGCCTGGAACGCGTCCATAACACCCGACATGCCGATCTTCATGGTTGCGAAGACCGAGACGACTGCAGCGATACCGGCGGGCATCAGAGCGATAACTCCGGCCGCCTGCACCAGCTGTCCGATGAGCGGAGTCAGTGAGATGCCCGCGAAGCCGATCACGACCCACTGCAGGACCTGGAAGTTGGAGAGCAGCCCGCCGACCTTCGTTGCGACAGTGCCGATTCCGTCACCGAAGCTGGACAGATGGGCGGGATTGAACGCCTGCTCGGCCGAGCGCCCCAGACCCATGAAAGCCTGCTCGGCCTCGTTGATCTGGGAGCGGTCCATCTTGACCTTGATCTCGGTGTCCCGGTTGCGCGCGGCGAGATCGATGGCTGCCTTGGCTTCGGCGGTGTCGGTCTTGACCTTGATCTCTGTGTCGCGGTTCTGGGCCGCCTCATCGATCTTGGCCTTGGCCTCGGCGGTATCGGCGTCGGCGTTGATGGTCATGTCACGGTTGCGCGCGACCTCGTCGACCTGCTCCTGGACCTCACGCTGGTTCTGTAGCTCGACCTCCAGCTGGATGCGGCCGTCGGTCATGCCCTCGATCTCGGCCTTCAGCGTCGCAATGGAGCGCATGGCCTCATCGATGCCGGAGCCGTCCCAGGAGGACTCAACGGAGAAGTTGAGATTAGTAATGGTGGACATTAGCTAAGCCCCCCTTTACAACTCAGTAGATCAGCTCCGCAGAAATGGAGTATGTGGTGGAGTTCGCGTTGCCGTTGACGGCCTCCACCATGATGCGAGACCCGATGATGTCCTGCGCCACAGAGTTTGCCGAGGCGGTGAGGAACGGGTGCACCTTGAGAATCTTCGTCTGCACCGTGGTCAGCGCGGCCGAGGAGAGCAGCAGCCGGGTGTTGGCGTATGCGTCGACGCCGTAGATGTTCACGGTCACGCTGGACGTGGTGACTGCGGTGATGTTTACCGCGACGATGACGCCCTGTACCTCTTCGGGTACCTGCTGGATCTCCCAGCGATTGGTGTCCGCCGCAGCGATAGCAGCACCAGGAGCCTGGAGGCCAATCTCCCGATCGCGCCCGGCGGCACTGATTACTGACTTGTTGACTGCCATTCCAGGCTCCTGTACTACTTGGGGGTGATGGCCCCGTCCCGCTGCATTTCCGCTGCCAGCGCCTCCCAGGAGACATGACCCTCGGGCTGTTGCTCGCTGGAGTCAGCCGTGGTGGGTGCGTCGTCGGAGAAGACCTGACTGGGCAGCTTGTAATTCTCAGGGGGCGGGATCGGGTTGGTTCCTTCGGTCCACGATGCGAAGATCGCGCCCAGAAGGTAGTTGGTGAGCTGACCCTGCTCGTGGAGTGAGGCCAGCGTGATGTCCGAGTATTGCTTACCCAGTGGGCCGCTTACCTTTTCGTAGGCAGCCCACCGGGACAGCTCTTCGGAGGACATCGATCGGAGCATGACCCCGACGGGCATCCCCAGCGCCAGTGCTAGGCGGTAGTGGAACTCTCGTCGGGGGTCTCGTCGAAATCCTCCACCAGCTCCTTGACGTCGTCGGCCGACATCTTGTTGAGCTTCTGTGCCGCAGTGTAGATACGGTCGATGGCCTTGGCCGACTTGTTGCCCAGACGCTCGGCATCGTTGTCGGTGAAGACACGGTTACCGGACTCGTCTACAACGACCTGGACGACGTATCGTGCGCGGAAGTTCTTGAGGTTGGGCTTGTTTCCGTCACCGGCGATGCTGGACTCGAACTTGTCGCGCTGTGCGCCGGACAGGGTGCGGACGAGAACCGATGCCTCGTTGCCGTTGCGATCCCATTCCGGTACGCGGACCTCTTCGGTAACGTAGTCGTCTACGTCCCAGATATCTGCCTTGTTAGTGATGAGAGCCATTGCGGGCCTTCCTTTGTCGCGGGCCTAAGTTTAAGGAGTGGGTGACGGTGGCCCGCAAAGTACCGCCACCCCTCCGTTCATTCGCCGAATGTCTCCCGAATGGCTTCGTCGATCTTCTCGGGAAGCTTCTCTTCGAGGTCCGGCTGAGCTTGTGCCATGGTTTCGCTCCACCACGGGACAGTGCCTTGCTGATGTACCAGACTGTCCTTCCGGCCGAACACCGGGTGCTTCCAACCCTTCGACGCAACGTCCAAACCCCAAGGGATGGGGAGGATTTCGTTGTCGTCGACGGTTACCTGCGCCCGGTGTCCGCCATCGGTAGGTACAACTTCGATGCCTGCCGCGATGCGTGCGCGTAGACCTGTCTGCTTCAGCCCGTGAACCGGCTCGCTCATCAGCTTGGCCTTGGCCTGCTTGGTGAGTTCGTCGAGTTCATCATGGATGGCCTGCTTCGCCGCCGATGGAATACGCTCATGGAGCGCGCCCAGCTTGGCGATGGCTTCCTCGAATTTGGAAGATGTATTGCTACCGAAACTGATCCACGAGCTGAATTCAGCCATTCAGATCAGCTGGTGGCCATGGTGATACCGCTGCGCTGAGACGGCAGAGTCACCTTGGTGTCCGACAGATCGCCGACCTTACCCGACAGCGGCTGGTACTCGAAGAGAATGACCTGGCCGGTGAACGACGGGTTGGTGGCCGATACAGGTCCGGCGGCCGGGCGCACCTCTACGGTGAACTCGCTTCCGGCCTGGTACAGCGGCTCCAGGATCGCGTTGATCGAGGCCGCCGCGAAGTCCTGCTGGATCTGGAGGGTGAACGAGTCCGACTTCAGACCCGGCATGGCCTCCTTGCCACCACCGGAGAAGTTGGTGCTGTCGACCTGTGCGCGCTTGTACGAAACCTCAACGGACGAAACGTGGTCGGACACGTCGACACCCGCGATGGCAATGTAGCAATTGAGGAGTAGGCTCTTTGCCATTTGCTACGTCCTTTCTATTCTGTGGAACGAGCGGGAGTCGCCCGTGTTTCGGCCGAGGGTCCGGCCACATCTTCGGAGTGCGCCTCATCGGTAGCGGGAATGGTTGCTCCCTGCTCCTGGATGAATCCGCCCTTGATCAGGACATCGATGACGTCCTCGGAAAATTCGAGTTCGACCGTCTCGCCCTCACCCTTCCCCGCGATCTTGCGAGGACCAACCACGGTGAAGGTCCGCTTGCGTACGCCCAGTTCCCGGTTGCGCCGGTCTTCCCACGTCTCATCGTTGGGCATCACGGAACCTGCAGAACTGCGACCTTGACCTTGGTCGCGTCGTCGAAGGAGAGGGTGCAAGTGTTGGAGGTGGCACCGTTGTCGTAGTCGCGACGCAGGGGAACTGCCACAACCTTGCCGACGCCGGACGGCACAGTCACCGTGTGGGACGGCAGTGCGTCACCGTAGGCGGTGCTTCCGGCCGGATCGAGGGTCAGGGTGTGCTCCACGGCCTCGGTGTTCTGCACCAGGAGAACGACATTGGTGCCGTTGCCGTAGTTGGCAGTATCACCGTTAGCCACGGTGTTGAAGTTGATAGCACCGCTGTCTGCCGGGTGCTGAGTGGGCTGAAGTGCCATTGTGGCTCCTTAGAAGATATATACCCGCACCAGCAGTGCAGCGGCGAGGTGATTTACGTTGGACCACGGGAACTTTCCGTTGTATCCGCTGACGCTGTGTACCATAGCGGTTACGTCTTCCAGTCCGAGATCCGAGTTGTTCTCGATGATTTCGCGGATCGAGTCGGGGCCGTGCCCGGAGCAGTACCGGCTGAGGTGCGCCTTGGCGGTGTCGAAGTTCGCGCCATTGGCCACGACGTACACGATGAACTCCCAGACCTCGGAAGCGCCCTTCATGTCGACCACGAAATTCGCTCCCACCGGCTCCAGCGCCAGGGCCGGGAAGTTACCCAGCGCCTGGGGGAGTGTGAAGGTGTAGAGCGGCTTGGAGGCGGCATTCTGCTTGATCGTGGCCAGGATCGCGTTGCCGACCTCAGTGACGGAATAGCTCATCCCAGGAACACCTTTCGTTCCGTACGCGCGTGCTGCAGTGCCAGCTGCTTCCAGTGCGGGACCGGACGAGCCTTGTTGGTGTAGTTCGCGCTTCCGGAGCCGACCGAGATCACGCCGAGCGGAGCCTTCGACAGCTGGAACAGCTCTGCGGCCCGGATCTTGGTGGCCTGGATGATGTCTGCCGGAATCTCTTCCCAGCCCCACTGTGCCGTCACCCGGATGCGGTTGTACCCCCAGAGGTAGCGGTAGTTCGGGTAGGGGATGCGGAATCCGGTGTAGGGTGCCGGTAGGCCGTCGACAGTGCCGTTCAGGGGGAACAGCTCATATTCGTTGGCCGCCAGCGCATTACCCTGGACCTCGTTGTTGAGGAGAACCTCGATCTGAAGTCCGGTGGTGGTGAAGAAATCGTCGGTGATCACCAGCGTCGACGCCTTCGGGATGAAGATGCGCGGGCTGGGGGAGTCGGCCTTGTTGAAGTCGCGCCCGGTCACCTTGTTGATGTCCCTGGACGCCGCAGCCGCAGCATCTGCCAGCTCACTGTCGCGGACGGAATCCTCTACGGTGAGATCGATTTCGTCCATGTAGTCGCCGAGAGCCGGGCCGTCGATATAGGGGTCGCCCAGGGCCATCTGTTACTCCTCGTTTACGGAGTCATCGAGCTTGAAGAGGTTCTCTCGGCCCTTCAGGATCGAATGTCCTTCTCGGTAGCGGGTTCCCGCCGCGATGTTGCGCGTGATGCCGTCCTCGTCTGTGAACGCGAACGACTCCTTGGCGATGTAGACACGATTTCCGCTCTTGCTTGCTGCCATGTGAATCTCCTTGTTGGTGAGGGTAATCGGGGCGCTGGAGACCTTTTCAAGGTGCTCGTCGGGTCTATTAACCGCCCAGTCTTACCTTGCGGAGACCCCAATTACCGATCAGATCACTGGACGGTCAGTACGCGGAATGCGTTGTCCACCAGGACCTTGGTGTTGTTCATCCAGACCGCGAAGATCGCACGCTGGCCGGTCGGACGGTTGTTCGGTCCGAATACCTGCGGGATCAGCTCGGTGTTCATGCCGATACGATCGACGATCAGGAAGTTGCTGAAGTCACCGAAGACGGCAACCTTCTTTCCGGTCGCGATGGTCGAATCGAAGTTCGGAGTGCCGTTGTACGATCCGGCGATCTCCAGGGCCGGGTAGCCCAGCAGCTGGCTCGGCTGACCGTTTCCGATGCGCTCCCACAGCTGTGCACCACCGGCAGTGTCGTACTGGCGTACCTGCTGGTAGATGGCCTTGTGGGCGATGATCGAGGCGTTGGCGCGGTAGCGCTCGTCCAGCTGGGCCTCCAGGTTGTACCAGTCGCTGTAGGCGAGCAGGCCAGCATCGGCAGTCAGCACCTTGGTGGTGGTGTTGTTGATGGTTCCCAGCAGACCGTTCGGGGTGTTTCCGGTTCCGTCGCCCAGCATGAAGTTGTGGGCCTCTTCCGCGTCCTTGGCCTGAGCCAGTGCGTAGGAGATGGTCGAACGCAGTCCGTCCCAGCCGATCTCAGCCTCGTAGGTGAACGGTACGTAGCCGTCGGCACGCTTGGTGCGAACGGTGTAGTTGCTCAGCGTGAAGCTGTTGTCGCTGGTCTCGGCACCTTCAGCGTTGCGCTGGACAGTGGTGCCGTTCGACAGGACGCCCTGGTACTCCTTGCCGACGATCTGAACGTGCTTGGCCAGGCGGCGCAGCGGGTTCAGGATGCCCGGCATGGTCCAGATGATGGTCGGGTCCAGCTGAACCGGGATGGCGTAACCACCGGCCGGGTCGGAGCCCATCTGCATCGCACGGAACTCGTCCGCGTTCAGGACCTGGATGTTGCCACCCGCAGCGCATGCCTTGAAGAACGCGCGCTCGTACAGGTCGTTCGAGGTCACGGTGTAACGCTCGGCCAGGGTGTGGCCCGCATCGTCACGGCCCGGGAGACGGAGCAGGGACTCCATGCGCTCCTGGGAAGCCTCGATGTCCTTCTTGTCGACGGCAGCGCGGCCCTGCTCGATCACGCGGAGTGCGTTGTCACGAACCTTGCCGTAGTACTGCTCGGTCGACGACGAGGCGTTGCGCAGCTCGTCCAGATCGTGGCGGATCTCGTTGCCGACGTGTACGGCCGGGGCACCGTCGATCTTCTTCGAATCCTTGGCGTCGTCCTTGAAGATGCCCAGGCGGCGCTCGATCTTGGCGATGGAATCCTTGGAGCGCTTCAGCTCCGACTCCAGCTCGTCGAACTCGGCCTGCTCCTTTTCGGGCAGCTCGGCGTCGCGGTACTCGGTGTTGAGATCCTCCATACGGACCTCGATAGCCGCAACCCGCTCGCGCAGCTCATTGAGTGTGAACATACGAATCCTCTTGTTGTTCTTCTTGGTTGATGTATTGCTGTCCGATCGGGTGCCCTTGTCGGCGGCGCGATCGTTGTTCTCTGTCCCCGAGGTGCGAGTTGCGGCGTCGGTTACAGAAGCGTTGTGTGCCTTTTCGGCTTCCAGCCAGCGGTAGAGGTTCTCGGCCTCCAGCCACTGCTCGGTTCGGTAGTTGGTCTCGGCGTCCAGCCATGCGCGTACTGCTTCGTCCTGGTCGGCGTCGTCTTCCAGATTCGCAGTGCGGGAGTAGCTTTCGATGACCTCCTCGCGGGTCAGCTCGACCTCTTCCTCGCCGCGAACACCGACCGATGTTCCTTCGTAGGCGGGATAGAGGACCGGACCGGCCTCACGCAGCTTGACCTCCTTGAGGGTGCGCTTGAGGGGGCCGCGATCTCCGGCATCGAACAGCAGGCGGGACAGCTCCCGGTCACTGGTGATGCGGACACCGTTCTTGTCGGTCCACTCGTCGCGGGTCACCTCGAAGGTGAAGGACATGCCGTTGATATCGCCGGAATCCAGTGCCTGGCGGACACGCTCGACATCAGGGTGATCGAACAGGCGGCCCACAGTGTGGAGTCCGTGGCTGTCCGCCTCGATGGTGTCGAAGGTGCCGATGGGCACGGTTCCGATGCGCGCGTCACGACCGTGGTTGTACTGCATGACGGGCTTGCGCTCACGCAGGGTCTTGTCGAAAGCGCCTCGGGCGATGGTCTCTTCGAAGTTGCCCTCCCACGAGCGAATCTGTGTGGGCTGGTCGAACACCGCAGCGTAGCCATCCAGGGTCCGACCATCACCGGAATCGGCGGTGGTATCGAGCTGGAAGTCGACGTTGCGCGTGCATAGAATGTTCTTCTTACGCACTACTTTCCGTCCTTCTGTGTCTTGTTCCCCTGGTTCTGAGGCTTACTGGTGGGCTGCTGTGTCGGCGGCCGTCCCGGCTGTGATGCGGGCTTGGCTCCCGGTGTGGGAGTGTTCGGCATCGTTCCGCTGTAGCCCGGCATGGTTCCCAGACCCGGAGGACTGAGCTGTACCGAGTAGAGGCCAGTGTGCTGTTCGAGCAGCTCTCGGAGGTCTCCGCTTCGGGCGAACTTGACGCAGGCATCGGGCTTGAAGCCTTCCTGAATCAGCTTCGCGACGATCTGCGCCTCCTGGGCCTTGATGTCGGCGACTTCCTTCTGATCCTCACGGAGGAAAGAGATGTCGCGGTCGTCGTACCAGGAGCGCTGGCCGTCCGGGACATCGAGCAGCGACGCAATCGCATCACAGAACGATCCCCACAGCGGGCGCATGGTGCCGTCGCCGAACGCGTCCTTGGCGGCCTGGAAGTTGCCCTCGTTGAGCGCGGAGCCCTTCATGGACTCGGTCAGGCCCACCAGAGTCGGCGGAACCTGGCCCACAGCCGCGATGCGGAGTTCGCCTACGGCCGAGATCTTTTCGAAGTCGTCCAGCTCCATCTTGAACTGGTCGATCGAGCAGCCACCGCCGATGAACATGGTCTTGTACATGTTCTCCGCGCCGACCTTGGTCTTGTTGAACAGCTCCTGGAAGGCTGCGGCGTCCTCGGGCTCGATGCTGGCGTCGAAGCTTGCGATGATTCCCGGGCGAGCGCCGTTCTGGAAGTAGCGCAGCTTGGTGGTCGCCATGGCCTTGTCGGTCTGAGCTTCCTTGATGATCGGATCCAGCCACGACATGCCACGGAAGGACGCCTGCGGGTCTGGAACCGGGGCCCAGTGCGCCACATGGCCATTAGAGCCGTCGAACGGATACACGACCCACTTCTTCGGGTTCGCCGTGTTGCCGGGCTTGTAGATCAGCGCGATCTTCTCGACGTCGGCGAGCTGCTTCGGATCTCCGGACATCAGGATCATCGTCCAGTCCGGCCGCAGGAACTTGATCTGGTCCTGGCCATTGATCACGTCGCGGATCATGAAGGCGTTTCCACCCAGATCGGCGTACATGATCGCCTTGGTCAGCAGATCGCGGGTCGTCGCGCCGTTCCAGGGCTTGCGGAGGATGTCCAGGGCCGGGCTGTCGGTGAGATCTCCCGGGCGGCCGTCATCTCCGAGCTTCTGAAAGCACAGACGAGCCTCCGAGAAGAGTGCGCGCCGGTAGTTGTGGACCGCGAAAACCGCTGCGCTGGCCTTGTAGATCGCGCCAGCCATGGCCTCGAAGTCGTCGGACGCGCGCTCCTCATCGCTCTTGGATCCGGTGTCGGGCCCGGTGAATCCGCCGAACTCCCAGCCCGCACCGCCGAAGTTGCTCGGGTAGGTGTGGCCGCCGACGTTCAGGAACTGATCCGCATAGGCATCCAGTGATAGATCGCGAGCGGCCTTGTCCGGGCTGTCATCTCGCTGCCAGAACCACTTCATGGTCACCTCTTCTCAGTCCGCGTAGAAGAAGAACGGTGTCGCCTTCTTGCGGTATAGATGCGCCATGTAAGCGCCGTATGCCTTGGTGCCGGACGTGATCGGGGTGATGTCGGCTGCGTCAGTCAACTTGTCCCACGACCACAGCTCGACACGCTCCTTCTTCTCAGCGTTTGCGGCTGCTGCCGTCATAGGTGCCTGGTTCGAATGCACGATCCGGAACGCCTCACCCTTCTTCGGGTGGAGTCCGCGCAGATACTGACCGCAGGAGTGGTTGTACTCGCGGCCGGTGATCTCCTTGATCGGGATGTGCCGGGCTTCGAGCTTCGGGATCAGCGCGCCCGCCGGGGAGGCAGGATCGATGGCCACGAAGGCGAAATGTGTTGCCTTGTAGATCTTTACGATGCGATCGAGCGCCCACCAGATGCCCGGACGGTAATCCAGCTCATCGGTTTCGGCGTCGACCGTGATTTCGACCATGGCGATGTCGTTGTCCTGCTCGGTGGCTCCACAGGCCGTGATGCAGGACCATGCCTCATCCGGTGCGGTATCCAGCGCCAGGCAGAACTTGTCGCCCATGTTGAGCTCGTGTGCGCCGCGCTGCTCCCAGACGTCCTTCGGGATAGCCTTCCAGCCACCGCCGACCTGCGGCCAGTACTTCGGATCGGACAGCCGGTCGAGCGTGAACACGTCCAGCATGGTGTCCTTCATCTTGCGGTACTCACCGGCAATGGTCTCGATGCGCAGGCGGCCACGGCCCAGAGACGGATTCGTGTCCAGCCAGACCTCGGGATCGGAGGGATCGCGGTGCTTGTCGCAGCCGGGCTCGCAGTAGTCGGTGTGGTATTCCTCGGACCACTCGAACCAGCCGGTGTCCGGGTTTTCCTCGTCGAACAGCTCGCCCTTCTCGTAGACCGGGAGGATCGAGTTACGGACCGCGCCGAAATACACTGCCTCGGCGTCACCTACGGATCCGAAGTTCAGGATCTGGTGGTTGGGGCGCGCGGTTACGGCCGGTCGACAGGCTCGAATCTCGTCCGGGCCCAGCTTCATCATGGCCTCGTCCAGGATCAGAACGTCCGGGGACAGACCACGAACGGAAGTCTTGGAGCGGGCCATGAACAGCATCTTGCGGCCGTCCTTGAGGTAGATGCCCTCACGACCGTTGCCCGCCATGGTATTTGCGTACATCGCCTGGGCGGCGGGGTCAGCCTTGCGCAGCTTGTCCACCAGCTCGGCCATGCGCTCGAACATGTCGACCATCGTGCGGCCGTGGTGGCTGGTGTAGACGATCTCGCGGTCGCCCCAGAGGAACAGACCTGCCAGAGCGCGGAACTCGATGATGCCGCCCTTGCCGTTCTGGCGAGCTACGACAGTGCCGAATTCGTTTGCGGCCCAGCAGGGTTCGATCCGTCCCAGTTCACCGGTGGGCTCGCCGTCGTCATCCAGCTGGGGGAGATAGGGGTTGTAGTACGTGCGATCGGACAGGCAGGTGATGCCCTCCATCGTGTTGTACTGCCAGTCGTCCATGGCCTCGCCACAGATATCGGCCAGCAGCTCAACCTCATCGACGCGGCTTATTACCGCCCTCGTGTCGTCGCCGTGGGGCGGCCTTAGTGCCTCGTTCGGATACACCCGAATCCGGGGCCACGGAGTCCCCATTGCTTGCGAGTGCGAGGGAAGCAGCAGACCTGATGTCACGGATCGACCCCTTCCCCTCGGTGGACTTCTCGCGTCCCGGCTTGTTGGGGCTGATGGAGTCCAGCTCCTCGTAGATCTTCTGCAGGCGCAGCATGAGTGAGCTGATCTCGCCGAGCTTCATCACCGACATCTGGCACTTGGGGCAGCGGTTGCCCGAGAGTTCGTGTGCGGCGATGGTGGCCAGGGCCTGGAGCACTTCCTTGCGGGTGCCGAACTGTACGGCGTGCTCCAGGTCCGGCATGACATACTCGAAGACAACTTCGTCGTCAGAATCCGCCATATCGTCGATTCTCCTTCTGTACAAAGTACTTTCGAAGCTCCGGCGAGACGTTGTATTCCCGGCGCTCGGGCTGTACGAAGTAGGCGCGCTTTCCGATGACCTTGCCGTTGGAACGGACGTTGGCTCGGTCGGTGGCCGTCATGGTGTCGATTCCCTGTACCAGCACACCCACCTGCGCGGCGTCTACCGCCGTGATGGTCTCGTAGACCGGGGTGGCCGGGGTTACAGCGACGGAATCGACTGCGGTGATCGTATCCGAGCGCGACAGCACCATCTTGGCCAGTTCCGAGGCCGAAATCTGGTCCAGAACCGCCCAATTCAGGGTCGGCAGGGCAGATTCCGATCCGATCGCGGTATCTCCGGCGGTGAGGCTCTGGAGCTGCGTTTCCGCGATCGAGGCGATATCCGAGGCCGAAATTCCGGTCTGAACGGCGTCTGCACCGACAAATCCGTCCGAAACGCCCACGAACAGCGCATTATTCGCCGATTCCGTGGTAGATCCGGTATCCGCCAGGCTGAAGCCGATCTGGGCCGAATCCACGCCGATAACCGAGTCACTGGCCTGGACAGTCAGTTTCTGGGCCTCGGCCAGAGTTCCGGCGTCGCCATCGCTCTTGGGAACCGATCCGCCGATGAGGGCCGAGTCGATCACCAGGGACGAATCCGCCGCCTGGACGGTCAGCTGCTGGACAGCCTCGGTGATGGTGCCCGAATCCGAAACCGGATAGAGCTGGCCGATGCCGGAGCCGTCGGTGCCTGTGCTGGAGTCCGAAACTCCGATGGTCTGCTGGGCCGACTCGACTACGGTGCCAGTTTCGCTTACCTGTACGGTCTGCTGCTGGGTTTCCGTGGCCGATCCGGTGTCAGCCGCCCCCATGAGGGTCTTGGAGGCGTCAGCGGCACTCAGGCTATCGCTGGACGGTACCTGGGTCGGTAGGTTGCCCTCGCCGCCGGATGCGGTATCAACACCCTTGATCGAGAGACCATAGCCCTCGGTGCCGGTGCCGGTATCCGCGCCCTTGATGAGCACGCTGACAGCCTCAGTGACCGATGCGGTGTCACCTACCGGGTAGCTACCGGTCAGGCTGGCAGTGTCGACGCCGATTGCAGTGTCGGATGGTACCAGCGAGATTTTCGCCGACTCGGTTCCCGTTGCGGTGTCGGAATCCGGAATCGGAGTGCTGAACGAGAGGGTGTACGTGACGAGGATGACGCCCGACGCGCCCGCACCGCCTCCGGTGGAGGTGAATGCACTAGCCGCGCCGCCGGAGCCACCGCCACCATAGGGGTTACCCGGATTGGAGCCGTTGGTGCCAGTTACACCAGCGCCGCCGGATCCGCCGGGATAGTTTCCCGCGCCAGCCGTGCCGATGCTGGCGTCGCCGCCGTTTCCGGTCTGTCCTGCGCCACCACCACCCGCGCCGGAGGGGCCGTTGTTCTGGCCGCCATTACCGCCACGATAGACAGTGTCGCCAATGCAGCCGGACGTGGTACCCGAGCCGATCGCACCGGTAGTCGCACCCGGACCGCCGACGGCCACACAGCCATTGGAGTCGTTGGACTTGAACCACGTAGTGCCACCCTGGCTGCCGCTGGCATTACCGCCGGGGCCCGCAGCACCAGAACCTACACTGTACGAAACAGCCTGTCCGGCAGTAATTCCGCTGAAAGTTCGCTTGGCATACGAGCCACCAGCGCCGCCACGACCATAGTTAGGTCCGAAGCCGCCGGGAGATCCAGCGCCGGAGCCACCGCCACCCACACACTCGGCAATTACGTCGCCGGTGGTGCCGGTGGGCGCGGTCCAGCTCGATCCGGAGGTCAGGATGTCGGTGTAGGTGCCCGCCCCGCGAGGAGGCTGAACCACGATCGCGCATGTGGCGAGTGCGGCGACTGATCCTGACGGAGTGATCGTTGCCGTGATGTTGGAGGTTGCGGTTGCCTTGTCGGTGTAGGCAATCGAGTTGTCCCAGTGGTTGGAACCGACAACCATCGTCGAGTCCCACACCTCGGTGGCCCCGGACCAGCTGGCCGTGCGATCGGAACTGGTGACCGGGCTGCCGAAGAACAGGACCTTCGAATCCGCGACCGAGGTGGAGACGGCCGGGGTGGTCTGCGACGAGGAGGACCCGCCGCCGTAGTAGTTCAGCGTCGAAGATGCGGCACCGACCGGAGACACCGAGTCGACAGCAGTACCGTCGATGGCTACCGCAGTGGCCCACATGCCGGTCCAGCTGGCCGTATCCGTGGGGGAGATCGTTACCGAGGTCTCCGCGCCACGAATCTTCCACAGCCACGCGTAGAACAGGCCGTCTGCCGGAACGTACAGCTCCGAGGCCACATTCCATCCGGTGCCCGACATTTGGGCTGCGCGGATCTGGGTGGTGCGGCCGGTGGCGCTGTGCGATACCTCAACGCCGACAATGATGAGGCTGCCGGACGCTGACCCCGAGGGGTAGTCCAGGGTCAGTGAGGTGGAGGTGGTGCTGTTCTGAGAAATCGAAGTGCCGGAAACGAAGCCGGGGGCTGCCATGAGACCCCCTTAGACCTCGTCAGGCACCAGATAGACCCGGTTATCGGGCGGTACGTAGTAGACACGCTCTCCGATCAGCTGTCCGAGGCGCTGGGACGCAGATTCGGTGAAAATGCTTGAATCTGGCCCCTTTGCAACGATTTTCGCCGATTCGGAGGCCGAAAACGCGTCCGAAACGCCCTTCGGGAGGCCGATTTGAGCCGATTCCGAGCCGTAGAAAGTGTCGAAAACAGGCGGAAATAGCTCTGTATCAACGCTTTCCGAGCCGATTACGGTGTCCGAAGCGTACTTGTAGACCACCGAGATCGCCGAATCGGCCGCATTTACCGTCTCCGGGGCCTTGATGACCAGATCAGTGACGGATTCGGCCATACTGGCGCTGTCGGAGACCGGAATCGCGATGCCGATGCGTGCAGACTCGGTTGCTGAGGCGAAATCGGCTGACGGAGTGTTGATTCCGACCAATTTGGAGGCAAAATCCGCTCCCGAGGCCGTATCGGCGACACCGAAGACCAGCGCGGAGAGTTCTGCGGCCGAAATCTGGTCCAGAGCCTCGTTCAGCAGCTGATTTGTGGTCGAATCGACCGAATTTACCGTCTCCGGGGCCGAAATTCCCACCAGAGCGGTGTTTTCAGCCCAGGTGCCGATGGTGTCCGAGGAGGCGATCAGAAGGCCCGATCCGGCCGAATCTACCGCAGAAATCGTGTCCTGAGTGCCTCCGAGGTGGACAACGGCGTCTTCCTGGGCCGTAATCGTCTCTGCGGCAGCATTTGTCAGCTTCGAAACGGCATCTACGACCGTCGCGGTGTCGCTACGGGGCAGTCCCAGTGTGGAAGCCTCGGTAGTTACGCCGGAATCAGTGGCCGTGGTGGGGGTGACCGTCGAGTACGTGACCCGGACGAGTCCCATAGCGCCGCCACCACCGTTGTAGGTGTTGCTCTGAGGGGCCGCGCCGCCTGAACCACCACCGCCGTAGTTGGATCCTGGATTACCTACCGCTCCGCCGACACCGGCCGCACCAGCGCCACCCGGGGACTGGCCTGCGCCGCCGACGGGAGTGTTCTGGGAGCCGGGGATATCGGGGGAGTCACCACCCTGGCCGCCAGGACCCGCGCCACCGCCGCCGGAGCCGGATCCACCACCCGAACCCGCGAAGGTCGGGGAGCTTCCGTTTCCGCCTCGATAGGACACGTCGCCGTAGCAGCCTGTGGTAGTGCCGGTTCCGCCGGTTCCCTGAGCGCCGCTGCGGGCAGTTCCGCCGTTGCCTCCAACCGCAACACAGCCGGTGGAGTCGTTGGCCTTGAACCAGGAGGTGTTTCCGTTCGCGCCGTTGCCCGATCCGCCCGCGACCGCCTCAGCAGTGCTGTACGAGATGACCTGGCCCGGCGTCACGCTGAAGAGCTTCTTGGAGTACGAGCCGCCGCCGCCTCCACCACCGGTAGAGATGGCAGAGAACGTGGACTGACCCGCGCCACCCGCAGCGCCGCCACCGATGCACTCGGCAGTGACCTGGTAGACGCCAGCCGGTACGGTCCAGCTCGTCGAGCCGGAGGGCAGGTTGGTAGTGATGGGGCCGCTACCTCCACCGCCGCCCGAGGACGGGGCCACCGCGATCATGAGGTCGGTGTAGGAAGCGGTGAAAGTCGCTGCGGGCCAAGTGCCGCCGGACAGCGAGGATGCCGTGGTGATCTGCTCGGCCGAGGCCATGTTGCAGTTCGTGGAGGCGATTTCCTGGAAGTTCGACCATCCGGACGGGGCGCTGGGCGGGTTGTAGCCGCTGGAGGATCCGTTGTTCGCCGAGTCGGTGATGATCCACAGATACTGCTTGGATCCGCCGGACGGGGTCAGGCTCGGGTAGGTGCGGTTCGCCGAGGCGGCCGAGGAGTCGTTGGTGGCGACCGAGAGGCCGGAGGTGTCTGCGCCGGTTACTCGATAGCCTACATACGCCACACGGCCCGAGGTAGAGGTGTTGATGGTGAGAGTGCTTGCCGCAGTTCCCTCTACGCCAGTGGCGATCCATGTCGAGCAGCCTGCGGTGCCGTACTTGTTGAGGGTCCATCCGGTCGACGTGGTGGAGAGCGTGGTGCTGTTCCAGACGTCGGTGTTCAGGATGATGATGTAGAAGTCACCAGATACGGCGCTGGTGTTGGGGAGGGTGATACCCCAGGAGGAGTTGAAGGTGACAGAGTTCGTATTGCGCTGGGCAACTGCGACAGCCATATTCAGCCCCCTCCCGGGGAAAGGGTCAGCTCAGGGTTACGGTGACCTGGAGAACCCAGACGGCGGTGTTGACCTTGGTACCCAGCGAGGTGACGGCGCGGTTCAGCATGATGCCGGAAGTGGTTGCGGTCGCGAAGGTCGAGCTGGCCACCGAGGTAGCAGTCGCGATCGTGAGGCACCACTCGTTCCATGCGAAGTTGGCGTCGCCGGTCTGGTAGGTGGTCTGGGCGGTGATGACACCCGGGTTCGATCCCGAAGTGCCGTCGGTCGGCGCGCCATCCAGCGGCTTGTACAGCTTGTTGGTGGCTGCCTGCAGCTGCGTGAAGGTGTTCGGGCTCGGGTTGGCGGTGGTCGAGTCACCCACGCCGGTTCCACCGTAGACCGAAGTCAGCTGCTTCGGAGTGCCGTTGGCGATGATCAGGTCGGTGACGCGGACGCGGCCGTCGTTGGACAGCGAGTTTCCCTCCACCTCCAGCACCTTGGTCGGCTCGGCACCGTACTTGGCCTTGAGGTAGTCGAGGGTGTAGGAGTTCGGCTCGCGAGTCAGGTTGAACTCGTGCTTCAGCTCACGGAGCTGCTCGGCCTCCCACTTCTCGATACGCGCGGTCGGCCACCACTTGATTCCATCGGGCATGTGTGTCGCTGCGGTCATTGGCTATTCCTTACCTTGATAGTGATTGACCGAGTTCGCTTTCGGCCCGTTGAGGTTGTGATCTGGTTGTACAGAACGTAATCCGCTCCGTCGTCACCGCCGGTGAACCAGCACGTAGTGTCCCCGGGGTTGGTGACCTGGGGCTTGGCGGTGAGGCTTGGCACCGAAGGTGTTCCCTGTGTGGCGGACACGGTGAACGTCGATGCTGTGATGGTGTCCCCAGGGCTGAGCCAGCCGCCGCCGAGCCAGTCGAAGACGTAGTCCAGAATGTCAGTGGGAGACTGGCTCCAGTCCGGACCGGAGGACATAATGCGTGCCATGCGCGCTCCTATCCGTATTTCCTTGAGGCAGAGCCTGTTTGAACGTGTCCAAGGCGTGCTGAGTTGCACTTCATATGCGCCGGGCGAATATTGGACTTGACGAATGTCAGATGAGGGTGAGTAGAACGGGGCTTGATGTGGTCGCCGGACCAGCCCATGGGATTGCGGCCGGACAGCTCCAGATCGATCCAGCCTCCGCAGCGCCAGCAGATGGGCGCGGTTTCTCGCTTCACTTCTTCGCACAGCTTGCGCCAGCGTGCCGACTTCAGCTCGGGATCGTTCAACGTTGCCCCCTCTACAGTTCCAGTGCCTGAGGGGGCCTCGCTGGACGCCTGTGGCGACTCTTCCCATCCCAAGGAAGCTATACCCATACCCGGTAGGGGTATCTGGTGGGCAAAGAAAAAGCCGCCGCACGACGACACCCTGAAATGCCTTCATGCAGCGACTACAACAGCTAGACCCTGTTCTCGACATGTGCCGCAGGGTCCGCAGCGCGCCTGATGGGATTTGAACCCACGACCTCCACCGTGACAGGGTGGCGAGCACTCCAAGCTGCTCCACAGGTGCAAAGTACGCACGGCAGGATTCGAACCTGCGACCGACTGGTTCGTAGCCAGTTACTCTGTCCGCTGAGTTACGCGCGTATGGTACCGATACGGGGAATCGAACCCCGACCATGAGATTGAGAATCTCGTATCCTACCGTTAGACGATATCGGCTTGGTGACGCACGAGGGATTCGAACCCCCACTGGATAGGGTCTGAGCCTATTGCCTCTGCCAGTTGGGCTACTGCGCCAAAGTCTGAATGGGAGGATTTGAACCTCCGACCTCCCCGATCCGAACGGGTTACTCTGACCAAGCTGAGCTACATTCAGTCAAAGCGCGTTTCCTGCCGTCCATCGTGTAACGCGCAAACCCTCGGGCGCGGAAGTCAGAGGAGTCGAACCCCAGGCCCTTCCGGGCCCCTATCGGCTAGCAACCGTAGCTCGGACCACTCCGAGATTGTCTTCCAAGCAGAAGGTAGAGGAATCGAACCCCCAGGTATTACCCCGCCCCGGTATTCGACGCCGGTTGCCGACCATTCAGCGGTACCTTCTAAGTTGGTGGCAGAGATGGGATTTGAACCCATGTCTCCGGCTTATGAGACCGGCGTGCTGAACCGAACTGCACTACCCTGCTACGAGTACCCCTGGTAGGAATCGAACCTACGTCCCCGGATTAAGAGTCCGGTGCTATAGCCAGCTTCAGCTACAGAGGCTTGGAACCGAAGACGGGCATCGAACCCGCAACATCCTGCTTGGAAGGCAGGCGCTCTGCCAATTGAGCTACTTCGGCATGGTGGAGAAGAGGAGAATCGAACTCCCATCGGCTGCTTGCAAAACAGCTGTCCTACCATTGAACGACATCCCCACAGCTGTGGTAGAAGGACTCGAACCTTCAACTGCTGGATTAACAGTCCAGTGCGCATGCCAGGAGCGCCTTACCACATTGGTTCCGGAGGAGGGAATCGAACCCACCGTGCGCTATGCGCCGCAGATTTACAGTCTGCTTGACCACCTTGGTCACTCCGGGACGGTTGACGTGGGAGGATTTGAACCTCCGACACCCGACGTATCAGATCGGTGCTCTAACCTACTGAGCTACACGCCATTGGCAAGGGTGACAGGACTCGAACCTGCAACGGGCGGCTTTGGAGACCGCTGCTCTTCCGAATTGAGCTACACCCCAGCGTTTTACGGGAAGCGTGCCACACGACTCGTGAACTACACCAGTTTCTTCTTCCCTAGTGCGACTGACAGGAATCGAACCTGTGCTCACCGGGCTTCAACCGGTTGCTCTACCTGCTGAGCTACAGCCACTCAGTCCCCCTGCCCGGAATCGAACCGGAGTATACGGGATCACAACCCGCTGCCTTACCACTAGGCTACAAGAGGTACGGCCCTCCATTTGAGCTTGGCTTGCGCGTCCGCAGCAGAGGCTTGGAGGGTGTCTACTCGCCAGCGCCGACGAATCGGGTTGCAACATACTGACTTTCGTTGAGCTTCATCGAGGACTCGAACCCCGTACCTGCTGTTTACTAGACAGCTGCTCTGGCCTGGTGAGCTAATGAAGCAAAGGTGGTGAGGAGGTAACTAGCCTGCCGACCGGGGGAAACACTTAGTTTCAGGTAAGTCCCGGAGCCACAACACTTGTCCGCTAAGACTGGAACGCCTTGGGCCGCTAAGCCTTCGGTGGTGACCTCAGCACTTGCCGTCAGCCACCAGTTAACCATTCCCGTTGCGCGCATTGTGGGCCGCGTCTCCGTAAGCCCACACACTCTGCCATCACCAGCACGGGCCGCTAAACCCATGCTTTGTACCCCCGGAAGGATTTGAACCTCCGACATGCTGCGTGTAAAACAGCCGTTCTCCCGCTGAACTACGGGGGCATACAGGCGCTCTTCCGCTGAGCTACACGAGGTTTCACCCAAGTGGCGGGATTCGAACCCGCGACCTCCTGCTGTGTTGGTGCTCTATCCCCTGAGCTACATCCGACAGAGGTCAGATGGTGGGACTCGAACCCACGACCGCCAACTTCTAGAGCGAAAGACAGGACTCGAACCTGCGTGACTGGGGTTGCAACCCAGTGCCTAGCCGACTCGGCCACTCTCGCTTAGCACCTCTACCAGGATTCGAACCTGGAGTCTTCTGGATCAGAGCCAGACGTCATGCCGTTAGACCATAGAGGTAATGGGGTGCGGACGCCGGAATCTGCCATGCACATGCTGGTACCGGTCTTTTATACCCACCATCACCACTGAAGGGGGTCCATCACCAATGTTTCAGTTGTCAAGCTGCTTCGTGAGTTCGTCGAAGACTTCCTGGGCCTGCTGCTTGGCGTGGTTCTCGATCCAAGCCTGGCCTTCGGTATCTTCCTTGACCTCAAACTCCGGGAACTCCCAGGGGGCCCCGCCGTTGATCCTCAGCATATCACGGTCGGCGATGAGGGTGACGGTAATTATCGCCAGGTCCCCGACCTTGTGGTCGATTCGGTAGCGCGACACGTGATCTGAGATATCCACACCGTGCACGATGATGTGATCGTCCATCGTGATCATCTTGGCATCGACCGTGGGATCCATCCACCGCGCCTTGAGCTGAACCTTCGCCGGATTGATGTGCAGATCCAGTTCGACGAAGTACGGGGCCTCCATCTCGGCAATCAACCGCCAGGCCCCCACCTCATTGGAGATATCGACCCAGTCGCCGCCGTTGCGGATCTCGATCTTGCCGCCGGTCACTGCGTACTTGGCCATGGTCAGCTCCCCTGGTACGCGACGAAGTCGTCGAGGTTGGCCGGGGGCTCACCGTTCGCCGAGTTGGCAGTGCCGTCGTCCTGGCTCTCCACACCGACGTAGTGCTGAGTGCGGGGGACGATCGAGGTCGACAGGGTGCCCTGCAGGACCTTGGTGCCGTTGACGTAGGCGGTGTAGGTGTCGACGCCGTTGCTGCCGTTGACCACCGTGAGCTTGATGCGCGCGCCCTCCGGGAACTTCGCCGTGTTGACGTAGCTCGCGGTGCCCGGCAGCGGTGTGAAGTAGCTCGGGTTGGCCGCCGTGCCGGTGTTCGGGTGCTCGTAGTCCAGGCCCATCAGGTTGTTGACGAACCAGAAGGTCACGCCGGATGCGCCGGTCTGGGTGGTCCAGTTGACCGGATCGTTGCCCATGCGGCTCGGATCCATGCGGACGTTGAGCGAGGTCAGCGAGTGCGCCGGATTACGGCCTTCCCAGCGGACGGTCGCCTCTACGCTCTGCTGATCGGTGGCCAGCGGGCTCGACCATACGCCGTAGCTTGTCGGCACCGAAGGCGTTCCGTGGCCGGAGATCTCGTTGTTCTCGTCCCACAGTGAGCCAGCGCCCTTCAGCGTCCAGTTCGGTCCGAGGTCGGTGCGGTTGAAGTCATCGCTCGCTACCGGGGTCCAGGTGACCGTCGGCGGTGGGGGCGGGGGGCAGAGCCATGGGAACGGGGTGCATGCTGCATTTGCCGGGGCGCTCGACACCGCAAGACCGGCCGCAGCCGCAATCGCGATACCGAGAGCACTGAGTCGCTTCTTCAGTGAGGTCAAGAGAAATCCTGTCCTGTTCCGTCGGTTGAGTAATCCCATGCGTTGTAGTCGTAGGCCGTGTGCACGCCGGTCGCGTACCCGAACCAGTCGCTGGCCGAGTTGCAGATGTGGTCAGCCGGGTGGCACACCTCGTAGGTCGGAATGGAGCCGAAGTTGGCGTCCGTGCCCTTGAGTCCCCCACCGAGCCAGCCGAGTTCGGCATCCGAGAATCCCGGGCCCCCCGGACCAGCAGCACGCGCCGGATCAGCCAGCAGCACCGCGTTCAGGTTCGGGAAGTCCTGCGCCGCCGAGACCCAGCGATGAACCACGAGCGCGCCGCCGGAGTGTCCGAGCAGCATGATGTGGTCCGTCGGGCAGTCAGCGCGGTGCTGGAGGACGAGCCGGTTCAGTTCCCCGACGCCGGAACCGATGGGGTCAGCGCTGTTGTATCCGACCCGCTGGTTGACGTTGAGGTAGCCCGAGTCCTGGCCGGTGATGCCGGGGCCCGCGAGGGTGAATCCTCCGACGCCGATCGACCAGACGCCAGTGCAGGGATCCGCCGAGGCCGGGGTCGTAACGGCTGTAACACCGATGAGCCCAGCGACTGCGAGCGCCCCAGCGACGATGATGGAGACGATTTTCCGCATGTTGACCTGCTTCTCTTTGATGGAAGGCCCTGCGCCGCTGCTCAACCGCCCGCCGGGGTCTACCCGGCTTTGAATGAATTCGCGTGGCACGCAGGCGCAGGGCCGATATCCCCAAATCGGATCCGGGAGAAGCGAAAAGACCGGAGGGCATCGACGAGGGGAAGGATAACTGTTACAGCACGAGCGTGACCTGCCCGTTATGGAGCATAGAGGAAACGCTCGACGCTGAGTATAGACACATGGGTGATGCAAACCGCCCGGATCTAAATCGCAGCGAGGGAGCAGGGGGTATCCGGCATACCCGTGTGCATTTCGTTGGGTCCTGGCCACCGATCCGCGTAACAATGCGCCGGTTACACGCCTCCTGGGGCCCGAACCGTAGCGAAAACCTGTCACGAAATGGCTCTGACCTGCGGAAATGCCGTAAGCGGAGGAAATTTCTCCATTTAGAGAGAAGATTCGCGAC